GGAGATAAAGTCCTAGCAGGGCGTTTATGCCGTACTAAATGTTAGTACCCGTTAAAGTGGGCCGACAAGTACCACTTCGGGAATGTTGATGTGCCAGTGCTCACCGCAATCGGCATGAGCGCGTTAAGCGGTGTGCCAATGACCTTACCATTCTGAGTCAAGATGCACCCGATATACTTATCGGAGTTAGCCAAATTGCCTACAGTGGCGGTGGTATTGGTTTCAGGGTCAATCACCAAAATGCTAGTGGCTAGCCGTGGCATGCAGTAAACCTTGCCGTTAGCGCCAAGGGTGCTGCTGCCGTACTTTAGTGTTGTGTCAAACGTACCGAACGTGGACACTGTCAGTGTTGCTGGGTCAATGACCAGCACGCCTGTGGCTTGAGCCGGTGGGCAATAGATTTTGCCGTTAGGGGCCAGTGTACCGGTCAGGTACTTTGACCCCGTACCGGAAACGACCCCAAACGTTGTATAGGTATCCGTGTTTGGATCAATACGAAGAATAGTCGCAGCGCCTTCAGGGATACCGTAGATGAACCCATCCATCCCTAGAACAGCGTCGTAATATGCACCGATCCCACTGCCCAATGTCGTCACGGTTTGTGTTGCAGGGTTAATCACCAGAATGTTACCTGTGGTTATAGACACTGCGTAAATCTTGCCGTTAGGGGCCAGCGCACAACCTCTATAACTTCCCAAGCCACTGCCAATGGTAGACAGGGTGTTATTGTTGGGATCAATCACCAGTACGTTAGCAGCGGTTGCGGGGGCGCAGTAAATTTTACCGTCACGAGCCAAGCGGCCGGTGATGTATTTACTTGAGCCTGCACCTGGAGAGCCAAACGTAAACGTCGCTCCCGTATCCGGGTCTGTGACCAAGATGCTGGTTGCATTGTAAGGAATAGAATACACTTTTCCGTTAGGCGCCAGTACACCACCTGCATAGAGGTTTGTGCCAGACAGAATACCAGAACCATTGGTCACAATCGTGACAGTAAATCCACTGGTACCTGCAGTAGCTGTTGTGTTATCCGCAGGACTAGCGCTCACAAAGGTGACGCTTCCTGCCCCATCGACGCCGACACTCTTGTAAGCCGCGTCCGTGCTAAATGCACTGGCAATCGCAGCAGCCACTGCAATGGCAGTAGCTCCTGTGGTGATGTTCACTTGAACATAGCGCCCAGCACCACTGACAGGTTGAGTGCCGCTACCAGACACCTGGAACCACACGTCGATGATTTGTTCACTGACTGCCGGGTTGACTTGAGCAGCCGTGCCACCCATGCCAAACAAACGGAAGTACTTGCCCGCCAAGCTGCCTGCAGTATCTGCCAGCGCGGTGACCTTCACCGTTTCATACTGACCACCCAAATGTTGAATGGCGTTCTCAGGAATCGGCAGGTCAAACAAATCAGTCAGCAAAGCGCTGGAGTTATTGACCGAGTTCAGCGGACCAAACTCGATGTTTTCAATGGCAGATGCGTTCAGCGTATAAAGGCTGCAGTCAAAGTACAAAGGACCATTGACATTAGCAGCCACTGACCTGATAATTGTGCCGTTGATCTGATAGATGATCGTATCACCATCGTACAATATCGTCAGAATGTCTCCGACAGCGATGGTCCCTACCGAGTCAATTGCTGAGCCAGACTCTCTGATATTGAGCGTGGTGTTGCCGTTACAGTAGAAACAGTAATCGATGCCCAAGTAACCCGCATCGGTGCTGGGGTCGGTATTCAAACCCGCTATCCAACCCGTGCTGGTGCTGGTCACTTGCATGCGCAAGTAGCATCCGTTGGTGTAACCCACCTTACTGTACGCCCCTGCATCCCACGTACTGGTCACGCCACCTGTCTTCAAGATACGGGTACCTCGAATGGTGACGTTGGTGCCAACCAGACCCAGGTTATTACCTGCACCACCTTGGTTGGCAAACATGAACGAGTAATCGGATTCAGCACCATCCATCACCTCCATACGAGGTTTGCCCCATTGCACGGTGGCAATCTGGGTGGTTGCTGTAGCCTTATACAAACCACTACGCAGTCTGAAAGCAGTAGCAGCGGTATTCCAGTTGAAGTCAGTGACGCCAGACCAACTCACACGAGCACCCGTGTCCATGTCATACAGCGCACCGTTGGTGGTTAGACCCGTGACACCGGTGGGGTAAATATACGCCACCATCAGGTACCACTTGTTTTGTACCATGTTAATTAAGTTCAACGTGGCAAAGTACGGGTTGGCGTTGGTCACGCTGGTATTGAGCGTGTCCAATGTACCAGCGACGTTGGTGCCACCGATGTACAGCAGTTGGCTGTCGGTGTTTGCGCTGGTGCGCCTCACAGGAATCATGACTCGGTAAGCCCGGTCATTCTTAATCGCCACAGGTGCATTAATTGGGCCAGCAAACCAGCTGGTCAACCCCACGATGGAGTCACCCTGCCACACCAGACCTTGTTCACCATTGGGCATGGTAACCCAAGCGGTTGAGTTGGTACCTTGGACGCTGTAGTACGCCCAACCATCCACGGGGCTACCCCAATGAGGAGCCGCCAGCAAGTTGTTTTTGACACTGTCATCACTCAGCACAGTGCCGTTTTCATCCTTGACCTGAATCAAAGGAAGACCGGCTGTCAAAGAGACTGCACCAGTTACTGTGATCGTACCACCCACCGTGAGGTTAGTCCCCACAGCCACAGTGCCTGAGGTATCAAGGGTATTAGAGTACAAACCCTTCCAACGAAGAGTTGCACTACCTTGATCATACGTGCCTGTAGCAAACGGCAAGTAGTTACCACTTGCATCCCAGTAAGCACGCTTTGTCGGACTTGTACCACCCACTGCAGTAGTCGCCACATAGATGCGACCAGGTACACTTCCAGTTGCAGGAGAGCCGTCTACAACGGCCACAATTTCAGCAGCCGTACTGCGCAGGTTTGTGCCATCAGCACCTACCCACGTCACACCACCCAGACCGTCCCCGTTTTGAACCACAGTTGAATCACCCACTGCCGTGCCGCGAGTGCGAGCAAACGCAATGGTAGGTCCATAGCCTACGGTGGTGCTGTTATGTGTCACAATGGTCATACCTGACCACGTGTTAGCACGAACTGTTTCCAAGTTCATCAGCATCGTACCACCTGCGTTAGCGCCGTTAGCGACGTTCACAGGACGAGGCGCTGAGCCTTGGCTATTCAGATGACCATAAGAGTTAAACCGCCACGCTTCATTGAACGTGCCGTCACCGTTATAAGCCACACCAATGGCAATACCTGCAGGGATATTACCAGCAGCAGGAGTTTGTTCCACCACAGAGCGGACGTAACCCGTCCTGCGTAAACCAGTAGAGCCGTCATGTGCTACAAAGTGAACACCGCCCACTTCGTCGCCGGCACTGACCAGACCAGATGCTCCAACGGCAGCACCTCTGCTCTTACCCAGGATCAGGTGAGAGCCGTTAGCGTCTGCAGAGTAACGCACCACACCTAACGAGGTGGTGGCATCACTCGTACCTTGAATCTGCACAGCGCTGATGAAAGCACCGGTGAAGTCTGTCGTGACAGGAGACGCTGCACCAAAGACAAACCGGCCACTCGTATCCTTCGTGAGGTGAGTAGTACCAATCGTCATAGTGCCTGTGCCACCTGTGAAGGTGCCGCTGTAGTCCACATTCACGCTGTACTGGTTATTCCAGCGCAGTGTAGAACTACCGCTGTCTTGAGCAGCTGTCGTCTTAGGCAGGTGATGACCTGCAGACGTGTAGCGAGCTACTTCAGCCATATTGGCCGCATTGACACGTGTTGTCAAGATCAGTGCGCCAGCCGTATCACCCGCTGTTGCGTTTTCCTTGATACCTTGGATACCTGCAAAGCCAATCTTGGTGGTGCCAGTATAGTTACCATAGAAGGTAATACCGCCACCCACACCCGCTGCTACAACGGTCGTGTCAACCAACGCCAGATGGAACCTCTGAGCATTACCTGTGACCAGTGTACCTGCTGATTCAACAGCCAGCGTGGTGTACAGGTTGGTACTGCCAATGGTGACATTGCCACTGGCGTCCTTATAAAACTGACCGGAGCCAATATTGACAACGCCAGTTCCACCTGTCAGGGTACCTGCATAGTCCAAGTTGGTCACATACTGGTTATTCCAGCGGAACGTGCTGGTACCAGAGTCTACACCGTTGTTGGTTTCAGGCCTCAGAGTACCTGCGCCCGTGATACGGATGCGCGCAGTTGCGGCTAAACCGTTAGTGCCGCCAGGGTTGGTAGAGAAGACAATTTCGCCTTCTTGCCCTTGCGTGGCTCTATAGAACGCAATTTCAGCCGCTGTACCTGCGCTGTCAAAGTTAAACCGGTTGAGCGTAATAGCCGCCAGCTTGGTGTTGATGGTACTGTTATCAGCTTGAATCAGCCACGTGTTGGTGCTGTTCAAAGCGACCTTGGTCGTGATCAAACCGCCTGTTGTAGTGGTCGTGCCAAAACCAATGTTGCCACTGGCGTCCTTATAAAACTGGCCACTGCCCAGGTTCACAACCCCTGTACCACCTGTGAGCAACCCACTGTACGTGATACTGGTTGCAGACACATTAGGAACTGTCAGCAGACTGCCATTTGCATCGTAGCTGAGCGCACCATCCAAACCAAAGATGGTCGCATTAGTCGCTGTTGCATTACCGCTATCGTACGCCTCAATGGTCGTCTTGATATTGTAAGACGTCGTCGCGTGGTTGTGGAAGATCTGGATATTGCTACCCGTGATCTTGAGCTGAGGGTAGTTACCGCCTGCGATGGTGTTGGTGGTGACCAGCTTGGCTGCCCACACACCACCTGAGTAGGTGACAATATAAACACTACCGGTGACGTTAGATGTGCTGGTAATGCTCAGACGAATACGGTAAGCCATATTCGTCGTTAGTGCAGTCACCCCAGTTGACACTTCAATGGTGACCGATGCCCCTACGGCAACGGCATAGGTCTTGGTGTACTGGGTCAGCGCTGCAATGGCGTTAGAGTTTGCGGTATCCGCTGCGGCACGCGTATTGGCTTCAGCCGTGATCGCATTAGCTCTTGCAGTGGCTTCATTATCAATGTTAGTTTGCAGTGTTGTATCTGCGCTAGTCCGCGCAGTGATTTCATTATCAATGCGAGTACCCAATGCCGTATCAGCATTGGCTCTTGCAGTTGCTTCTGCGCTATCCGCGGTTGCTAGTGCGTCCGTGAGCGCAGTGCGCGTCGTGATTTCGTTATTCAGCGTTGTTGTGAGTGTTGTGTCTGCAGAAGTGCGTGCAGTAGTCTCTGCAGTCAGATCGGCACGAAGTCCGTTTGTCAAACCCAAACGGGTCGTGACTTCAGTGTCAATTGCTGTTTGTAGCGCAGCGTCTGCACCTGCACGGTTAGAGACTTCAGTGTCAATCCGGGTACCGAGCGCGGTATCGGCACTGGCGCGTGCAGTAGCCTCATTGCTGATTGAAGTTGCATTGGCACTGTCACCTGCTATCCGAGCTGCAGTCTCTGTATCCAGAGCAGCAGTCATCTCAGAGGGGAACAAAGCCAGTGCTGCAATATCTGCAGACAGTGACGTGTTCAGTGCTGTAATGGCCGCAGCGCGTGCCGCTGCTTCAGCAGTGATTGCATTAGCATTGGTCGTGTCAGCTGCAGTACGTGCCGTTGTTTCATTACTAAGGGCAGTGGTCAAGTCACCCGTAGCGGCCAACCAAGCGTTATGCTCAGTATCGATACGTGCACCAAGTGCTGTGTCTGCACTGGTGCGTGCCGTAGTTTCAGCCGTCAGGTCAGTACGAAGACCAGACGTGACAGTAGAGCGCGCTGTAATCTCATCAGCAATCGCTGCAGCGTTGACACTGTCAGCGTTAGCACGAGCAGTGGTTTCAGCTGTCAGATCAGTACGCAAGCCCGCTACGTCTGTTCCCAGACCAGACAGACTTGCTGACGTTGAGCTGCTCAGCGCAGTAATAGCAGACTGTCGATCAGAAATCTCAGTAGCCAAGGCTTGACTCAAAGCAGTCGTATCGCCTTGACGGGCAGTTACTTCTGCAGCCAGGTCAGTAGTGAGCTTACTGGTTTGTTGTGCACGGGTGGTGGCTTCTGCAGCTGCCGACTGCGTCACTGCCGTGATGGCATCAGCACGAGTCGTCGCTTCTGTATCCAGAGCAGTCGACAAGTTGTTGATAGACGTAGTACGTGCAGTTGTTTCTGCAGCAATTGCTACATTGACAGCAATAACGTCATTAGTGCGTGCCGTAGTTTCAGCCGCCAGCGCCAAATTCAGAGAAGCGGTTTGTTCACTGCGAGTCGTCACTTCTGCTGCCAAAGCGGTGTTAGTTGCTGTATCAGCCGCTTCACGCGCACTCACCTCGGCGGTCAACGCAGTATTTTGCGCCGTATCAGCACCTGTACGTGCACTGGTTTCTGCAGTCAAATCCGTACGCAGGCTAGCCAGCTCAGTATTGATAGCTGTAAGCGCTGTCGCATTGGCAGCCTGATCTTGACTCTGTTGCAAAATAGCTGCACCCAGCGCATTGTTCAGCGCCGTATCAGCACTGGCACGAGTCGTTGCTTCAGACGACAAAGCGTTTGTTAGCGTGGCGATAGCGCCCGTACGAGCAGTGGTCTCAGCAGTCAGATTAGTCTGCAGTGTCGAGGTCAAGGCCTCTAGCGCAACGACCCGATTAGTCAGGTCAGTAATGATGGCGCCGTCGATTCCGCCACCCGTTGCGACATTGGCAAGGATGGCATTGATGCTGTCAATTTCAGTTTGCAGATGTGCCGTCGCTGTAGTGCGAGTAGCGACTTCAGTCGTCAGTGAATCTGCAACCGCTGTCACTGCCGCTGCACGTGCAGCCACTTCAGCGTCTAGAGCAGTAGATACAGTGGTGATGGCAAGCTGCCTTGCAGTCGTTTCAGCTGCCAGCGCTTGCGTCTGCGCTGTATCGGCAGCTTGGCGGGCTGTGGTTTCACTACTCAAATCAGAAGCAAAGCCTGACACTGAGTTGGTGCGGGCTGTAACCTCATCATTGATCTGTTGTTGAAGCGCATTGTCGCCCGTTTGGCGGGCGTTGACTTCACCAGAGATCGACAGGTTCACCAAACCAATCGCATTGGTACGCGCTGTGGTTTCAGAAGCTAAACCCGTATAGAGGTTGTTAATTGCAGTCGTGCGATCAGACGTCTCGGTAGTCAGAGCAGTACCCAAGGCACTGAGGTCTTGAGCCAAAGCAGACAACTGAGCTGTCAGCGTTGTATTAAGTTGGCTGACTGCCGCTTCACGCGCACTGACCTCACTAGAGATGGACGCGTTCAGCGTTGTTGTGGCATTGGTCAGCGAGCTTTGCAGTGCAGTAATGCTAGACTGTACAGCTGAGATGGCAGTGCTACGAGTCGTGACTTCTGATCCAAGATCAGTTGACAACTGGCTCAAAACAATATTGATGTTGTTAATGCTGGTTTGTAGCCCAGCATCTGCAGCAGCGCGAGTTTGAGCTTCAGCCGTCAGGTCTGACAGGTGTACATCCCCTGCCGTAGCCAAGCTACTTTGAAGCGCAGCCACTTGAGTGCTCAGAGCACTCACAGCAGTTTGTCGTTCAGTGATTTCCGTATCAAGGGCAGCTTGATTGGCTTTCAAGCTGAGGATACTCATGAGCGGGCCTGTATCGGCCAGCGCATCCACAGAACCAATCGTCCAGCCTACTTCTGCACCCCGGTACACCAGCACCACGGTGGCTCCAGACATGTCCAGAGTCTGAGTGGTGTTTGCATGTCCAAAATAGGTGTTGTTAGTGAGGATCGTGTGATTGACACCCCAGTCAAACCCTGCATCGATCAGGAAGTAGATGTCATCAATACTTGGATTGGCTGGCAGCTCTATGGTGACCGGCCCACCCAACGTATCAATCATGGTGACTTTATTCAAGTCCGTGAAAGGGCTCAGTGCAGTGTTGGTCTTGACCAACCGGCCCGTGCTGATCATGCCGCGAGTAATTGTCGCGTAATTGATCGGGTCACTCCCCCGCACCGTCCAGCCTGTTGTCAGACCACGGTAGGTGAAGATGGCAAAGCCACCCGCCGTATTGAGCACCCAAGGATTATTTTGACCAAAGACGGTACCGCCTTCAACCGTCAGAGGCTTAGTTCCCCAACTTGAGACCGGATCAAAGAAAGCGTACTCGTCGTCGACAGCTGGGCTGGAGGGTAGCGTCAGCGTGAAAGCACCTGCGCTGGTATTAGCCCCCATGGCCGTATGCATGTCGCTGATCAGAACAACATCACTCTGAGTGAACGTGCGTCCCGTCAGATTCAAAGGAGCGACGTGGACATTGCCAGGATCTTGCACCAAAGGCATCAAGACCCAGCCCACATCTCCACCGCGGTACACCAGAGCAGCAGTCAGTCCGGTTTGGTTCAGCACCAAACCACGATGCTGGCCGTAGAAGATGTTGTTGTTGATCGCCAGGGCATGAACACCAAACTGGCTGTAAGCATCTTGGATATAGTAGATGTCATCAACGTTGGGGCTAGTCGGCAAGTCCAGGTTAAAGCTGCCTGCGCGAGTATCAATCAAAGTGACCTTGCTCAGGTCACTGATAACCAGCGCTTCAGCAATGCTGATTGTACGGCCCGTAGGGGCGCTGTAGGCGTTTAAATCGACACTCAGAGTACCAAAGGTCGGAACAACCGTCCAGCCCGTCTGAGCGCCTCGGTAGGTGACTTGGACTTGTACACCTTTGGTGCTGAGCGTATAGCTTTGGTTCTGACCAAAGTAACGATTTGTGCTCAGAACAACAGGGTGAGTATCAAACTTCTGAGCTGAGTCAGCTAAAAAGAACGTATCGCCCACCTGCGGGTTGCTGATGAGCGTGAGGTTAAAGCCTGCAACACTTGTATCGACCAGCAGCAAGCTGTTCAAGTCACTGCGCTGCAGCACAGTGCCTGCAGCAATACGCCGCCCAGTGCTGATGGTGTATTCAGGAATAGCTCCCCAATCCCCACTTCCAAACAGCGCTTTGTTTTGATCACCAGCTTGCGGGCGTTTGACCAAACCAGATTGTCCGGCCGTGGTGGCGGTTGCACCCACAAAGTCAGCCACGGGGGCTGCCAAAGCGACGTTCGTGACACCGCCCCAAGAAGTCGTGTCCCAAACAGCCGAGGTGTGAGGCGTGATGCAAAACCACACCTTACCCCCGTCATCAACAGCGTGACCTTTGTACGAGTAGTAGTTAGGACCAATCAGATCCGTTGTGATTTTGGTGTTGGCTAAAAACACCCACTTATCAGCATCCGACTCAAACAAATCAGAGGAGCTGTGGTCAACTGTGGCCTTTAACAGCTGCCCATTGAACTCGACCATGTAGCCTGCACGGATAGGGGTATTGGCTGTCCACTCCCCGAGATCCGCATCAAAGCCAGAAACCTTTTCCAGACAACCTGCTTCAATATCAGCGTCCAGCGTGGTGGAGGTATGCTCTTTGATGACGTGGTACAGGTCTCCGTTGACATACGGAAACAAGTCCACCACGTCGAACTTTACCCCAGTGACCCAAGGGATGAGGGAGTCAGTACTCAAATGGGTGACGTGGATAAACGCCCAGTCACCATTCAAGTTTTTGTAGTTGATACTTTTGCCTTGCAAAGGGCGAGGCACGACGCCAGGCAGGCCATCTTGTTCATCACGAAAACGAAGCTTGGCTGTGATATCAGCCAGGTTGTTCGAGATAAAAGCCAGTCGTTGAGGGTTGGTGGCGTAAGTCATAACACGACGTTTTCCTTATCAAGCAAAAAGATGAATAATGACGAAAAAATAAATCTATACTTAAACACAAACAAACAAAGAGCATAAGAGCCCCGTGGCAGAATAAGCTGCCACGGGGACATACGTGTTGGGTGTGGGCGTGCAGCTTTGTTGCAGTTGTCCACTAGGTATAAGAGACTTAGAGGATCAAATAATGCTAAAGCATCACATGTGTAGAATGCAGAAAATAAGAACGCTATATTACCACCTTGAGATGCTGTTGTCTCAAGTTCTCTTTTTAGGAGTAAAGTAAATGGACGATCTGGAAAACTTCATCAAGGGTTTCTTCATCGGGCTGATGGACATGTTGTTCATCAACGATTTCGGTGCCACATCGGTGATGCTGCCCAACCCCGACCTTTTTCAAGGAAAGAACTACACAGACGCCATGCGTGTGCGAAGCCTCATGATGGCCATGGTACATTCCCAGTACCAATGCAACGATACCATCGCAGACGGTATCGCCGACATGTGGGCGTTAAAGTCAGTCGCGTGGGAAGATGAGATGGCTCGTCTGGCTGCCGAGTCGGTGAAAGCAGGAAGTCGCATCCGCGTGTATGACGACATTGCTCATCGTTGGGTGAGTGACGACTTCAACTCTCTGGTGTCGTCTGACTTGCTGTTCACCGTTCATTACCAAGATCAACGCAAGTTTCTTGCCATGCTGATGTGGCAGGTGGTTGGTGAACAGCAGGAGATCATTGTGAGTCAGAGCGCTCATGCCGCTTTGACGGTTTGGCCGTCCAAACGTTTCGAGAAGAAGGTGCTGCAGTACATGGCGTAAGCTGTGTGCTGTAGAGGAAAGGGCTTTTATGCCCTTTTCTTTTTCATGATTGCAAAATATCGTAAACCTATATAACCAATGTGAGGTAAGGAATGTCTCTTTACCCAAGATGCTTTTAATAGGAGATGCATCATGAGTACTTTTGAACTGTTCGTTTTCGCTCTGGGTCAAATGGGCGCCGCCGGCGCCCTGGACGTGATGCAGCTGATCAGCCGCATCGCACGGCTGATCGTCGTCCGCACGGACGGCAGTGTGTTCCTCCCGCAGCGGCGGGAGGAACACTGGCAGGGCATTCTCTCGGAAGGTGAAGCTTTCCGGGGCGCCCTCGGATGGGCTGCTGGTCTGCAGATTGACCCCCCGGAGTGGGTGACGGCTCTGTCTGAAGAACAGCGCCAGCTGGTGGTTAACTTCTGCCACCAGCTCCTGGCGCTCAAGCGTCGAGACTGGGAGGCCGACACGATCGACGTCACCGCTGAGTACCTGATGCGGCCGATGGAGAGCCGCAAGGTGATGGTCTTTGGCCGAGGAGAGGCAAAGATGTCGCTGAAAGAAATGGTCCAGTTGGACCAAAAGTTCGAATGCCCGTACGTCACCAGCCAGGCCCTCATCGGGCTGGCGGCGTACTTCGCCACCATGGGCGACCGCCCGGGCGCCTACATGGCGTCAAAGCTGGAAAAGGCTCAACTGAGCCCCGGCTTTGCCGACAAGGTCTCCGTCAAGGTCGCCGAGCTGAAGGCGGCCAAGCGGGCGGCCGCCAAGGCACGCGCCGCCGCCAAGAAGGCGGGCAAGTAAGCGTAGGCTAGACGGGGTGAATGTCACACCCCGTCTAGCTGACTTTTTCTTTGAACTCTTATAGGAGTGAAAAATGAGTTTGTTTGAATCGTTCTTTTTCTGCTTGAACCAAATGCGCCACATGCTGGCGCAAATGGTGTACACCACCGGCAGCGGCAGTTTCGGGGTCAGCCCCCCGCTTGTTACTGTCTGGGTGGGCCTTCAACAAACCCACGGCTGGGCGTTCCACGACGCCCTCGGATGGGCGCTCTTGGGCGACGTCGCCCCGGAGTGGGTGGCCGTCCTGACGGCCGAACAGCAAGCGGCCGTCCAGGCTGCCTGCCGCCAGCTGGCGGCAGAGCAGAGGAAAGAGTGGCTGGCGCAGGCAGCCGGCTACGCTGCCAACCACCTGGCAAGCCAAAAGACCATCTTGGTGGCCCAGACCGGACTGCCGGCCAGAAAGATCCGCGCTACCGAGGCGGTTCAACTGGGTGGTCACTTTGTGGTCCACCCCTCGGACGTCCGAAAATTTGCAGCGGTGGGGCTGTACCTCCACCACAAGGCCCTGTCAAAGGGTCTGCCCAGCCCGGTCTCGGCTGACGCTGCGGGGATGATCCCGCACATCGACGAGGTCGACGAGGAGTTCCTGATCCAGGCTGACGCCTGGATCGAGGAGCTGAAGAAGCGAAAGCGCTTGAAGAAGCGCAAGTAAGCTTTGCGCTAGTGGGGGTGAAACTCCCCCACTAGTTCCTCTTTCTTTTTTCCCCCCTGATTCCACATATTACAGACCCTATATTACTTTTCTGATAGATCCCTAGTCTATCTTCCCTCTACCACTTGACAGGAGAATTGAACAATGGCTACCATCAACCCCAACCTGACCTTTACTGAATGGTTCGCACAGATCGACACAATCCATCTGTATTTTTTGCTGGACGATGACGGCACGCCCGGCCTTATGCCTCTTGTGCAGCGTGGTTTGTTTCGCAAAGAGTATGAGCACCATATCGAAACGGCTTTTAGTATTTTGTTTGCTATCTATCTCGGAATCGGTTTTGATCATATTGACTTGGACGCTGAAACAAAAGAGAAGGCAGTTCAAGTTTTGACCAACATTATCAAGAGCCGAAAAGAAAAGGAGCGCATTTCTGATGTGCGTACCGTAGCTCTGCTGCTGGTGAAAAACCCAACACATACTCTTCACAACAACTCCAATAGGTGTGTTGAAACGGATTACATGGGTTATTTCTCAAGTCCTGAAGTGTTGTATATGCGAACAAACTCGCAAAACAACCGCTACTGGAGCGATCATGTCGCATCACTGATGATGAGCTACTATGCACATACTGGGCTTGTACCTAAGAACGCCGTAGCTGCCCGTCAGATCAAACCCATTGAAAACTTTGCTGAGTTTAAACTGGCTGTAGAAAAGCGCATTGAAGAACTCAATGCTCGCGCAGCATCTAAAACCGAATCTGTTTAATAGAAAAAGGAAACAAACGTGGACAATCAAATCAACCGGTCTGAAAACATGGATGACGTCACTGAAATCAGCTACGAGCAGTGGCTGGATTTGGTCACTGCTAACAGCGAATACCTGTCAAACATTCTGATCCAAGGCGCGCCAAAAGGTGTTGTTGCTCCGTATGGTTATGCGGATAGCTCATATCGCCACCACGTTGAAAAGACCCGTGAGTATTTCATGGCACTTTATCTTGGTGCGGGACTGGCTCATTTTAGCTTGGAGCCTGAAACAGTTGAAAAGCTGACCCAACTCTACCAAGAATTGGCTGCTAATGAGAAACAGTCTTTCCGTTTAAGAATGATCACGGCTGTAGCTTACCGTTTACTGTTTCCTGAGAAGTTTCACTTTGAAGTGTTTCATGAGAAGGAAGTTGTTTCAAGAACTGTGAGCTACCTTAAGTTCCTACAAACAGAAGGGTTGTATATTGATCAGCCGCCTCGCATCATTCGCCCCTATGGCGACTCGATGTTGTCGATCATGTGCAGCTACTACGCTAGCCTGGGGCACTATCCACACAACCCCTACGCTATGCGGCTGATTACCCCGATCGAAGACTTTCCTTCTTTTCAACAGGCGGTGAAAGAAAAGATGGTAAAACTTTCATCAGATAACTTGACCTATATAGAACCTAAACACGGATGGGTTTGGGTCTGGACAAAGGAAAACTAAATGAGCCTTATCCAGTGGGCTGAAATGCCCAATAACAAACCGCCCCTACACACACTGATTTGCTTTAACAAACTCAGACCCCTACCGCCTGTGTCAGATTGGTTTCCCGACCCTTCTGACTTTAAAAAAGCTCAGATGTGTTACGGTGCATTCATGAGCTTTTACTTGAAGCACCCGAGTGTTAATCGCTTAGTCACTGACCAGGCTGAACTCCTTTACTTGAAAGGTCGCTACACGTCAATCTTGCGCTTAGCTCGAAAAGAAAAGTTGCAGGTATCGCGGCACGAATTGCTGGCAGCAATATCAGATAACACCAAGCACCCTGTGATACTTCATGGCAAAATGCGGCTAAGTTTCTCAGAGATTTATGCCTCTGAGTTCAACTGGCGCTTTGTAATTCCAGGCACCAAAAGAAAGTTTAGCTTCTTTGCAAATTGGCAAATCAGCTTAGGTATTCTACCTGGCAATGAAATGGCGTCGACCTGTATTACTGAAGTCATCAGTAGTAAGGCGTTGCGTCAGATCTCAGAGTACCATACGCAACAAACAGAACTGGCTTTGATCAGAGAACTTCCTCACAGAACTGTTTAAAAGCGGCATAAAAGCCGCAGACCCTCTACCCACCCTCTTCTTAGGAGGAGTGGGTAGAGGGCTACTCTTTTATGCTTTTTTCTTTTTTACGCGCCAAAGAAGTCAACCGGCTCTTCAGCGTTGCTACCCACGACCCCGCCTCCGACTCGCTTCAAGTCGATGCGGTCTCGTTCCAGATCATCAATGATCGGACCCTTCTCAGGAAACGGCAGCACAATGTACATTTGGTCATCGGGAATCACCGGCACACCACGGTGCTTACCACGTTGGATTGTAAGGTAAGCGCGCCCATTATACTTCTCAATATGTTGGTAAATCTCACCATCCACTTCTTGGTCAATTTGCTTACTGCCCCGGTAGTAACCTTTACCAGGAAGCTCTTTGACAAAGTCTGTCTTACCATCTCGAATCAGCTGCTTAGCATCTGTACTGAGCTGGTGAGGTGTATAAAACGGAATACCCTTAGCAGAGAAGAAAGCTCGGTTACGGCGGTACATGTCTTGCAGTGAATGACCCATTGGGCCATCTTCACATCCCGTCGTAGGCAGCATGGGAAAGTAGTCGCACATGACAAAGTGGACTTCATAACCTTCCGACTCATATTTCAGAACTAGATTGTTCAGGTCCTTATACGACCACATGGTCGAATTGATGCGGTGCATCTTCACGTGATAACCGCGTTTACTGAGTTCAGTGGTGACCGTATGCACCATCTGCTCCACAGGCACCAAGCGGATATCGGGCATTTCACCTTCGCGGTTCATGATGATGTTTTCATACAAGAACCGCATGTTGTTAGCCAAGCTGTCTTCAAACGAGATGCGAATGAGCAGCGGCTTCTTAGACGGGTCTTTCAAGTAAGGGTCGTTATAGATCGCCACTTGCTTAAAGATAGACAGAGAAAAACCTGTCTTGTATTTGTGTTGCAGCGCAGGATTGACCCATTGTTCACCAGGCCTGAAGCCACCTTGCAGCATGGCGTTTACCGCTTGCCAGCCCGTCTTCAAAATACCAACAGCAGATTCCGTATTTTGCAGGTCAGTAAAGACTGCTTCAATGCCTGCCAGATCACCCAGGTCAATCTCACCCACACATGCCGGATCTTTACCGCCACTATTGTCGACTTGAAACGGCTCTAGCTTTTGATTGAGTTCCGCCACATACTTACGCATGTTCGGAATCGTTTCTCTCTTGAAGTTGAGTTCAGAGTTAGCGATGCGAATAATGCTCTTAATCTCTAGTTCGTTCAGGTAGTCATTCAGACCACGGCGAATAGAAAGGATCTGGCGCTTGAGCTGAACATCATTCAGCTCATCATCTACACCCGCTTTAAACGCTTCAAACGCGTTGTCGTCATGGGTGCAGTTCATGCGCACACGCTGCATGATGTCTAGACGATCTGCAGCTTCTTGACCCGGCAGATCACACAAATAGATGATGGTGTCTTTCAGACCCATCACTTCAGTTTTCTCATGACTGAGCGTGAGTTCAATCTCAGGCAGTTTAATGGTCTCTAAGACCTTACGAACCAGTTCTGAGCTGTTGCCTGTATCGGGGTTGACTTGGGCCAGCTCGTTTTCACGAAACAGCAGAGTAGCGCACTTGATCAGCAGATCAACGTTGGTCATGGTGGTGTGATTAAAAAATTGAATTTAAGAAAAAAGGATGCTTGGATGGTGTTTGGCTGCTGAAAAGAGCGACGTTCATAGTCGCCCCCTCTAAGCGGTGTTCTTTGCACATGAAGTAGATTTTCATCTCTGTAGTGCCGACTAGACTATCTTTGTGAACTATGCTTTTTAAAGTCCATAAAAGAGAAGTCCCTTTGCCTACCATGTTCAACTATCATGAAAACAAAAAATAAAAATGAAATTGTATCAAATATAAATGGACATAAAGTGACATTTTAAGTCGTTTTAACTGCAGTCTTTAACTACCTTTCAACAACTGAGATTTGGGCCTATGAATTCCAACCACAAAAAACTAGTGTTCTTGCCGAGTTGGGTTCAGACCCAAGTCGAGCGAGCTGGACTAGACCACTCGGCATATACCAGCTTTGCTAAGCTGCGTCAAGTGTGTTCTGAACAAGACATCTATTCCATCGTCGCTTTGACTGATGAGATGTATATCAAACTCGGCATTATGCCTTGGGCTCCAGTCGTAGACAAGAGCGGCGAACTCAAACGCCCGTACAATGGAATGATGCCTTCTGTGGACGCTATCGGTCATATTGAAACGATGGATGCTTCCAAGTACTTTCAAGGTCTAAGCGCTTATTATAAGCTGGCCTATGAAGACCTGCGCTCCAGCATCTTCCTGCAACCCAATGAAACCCCCCGTGGTGGTGAGAAAGACGGTTACGTCATTCGTGACCTGGATAAGGAACACCTCTACATCACGATCCTGCCGCACTACTTTGGACTAGGTGTCAATACGCCTAATGTGGCACACCTTCGCCGTGATCTTCTGAAGAAAATGAGTCAATATGTGCCGTACCATGACCTGGTCGATACGCGTCTATATACGACGTATTTTGACACACTTTAATTTTTGATATTCATAGTTTTCTAGCATAATGGCCAGTTAAATATCCATGATGTGCACAAAAGGTATAGCTGCTTCGAAAGCCTTTGGTTTTCTGAGCACACTTGCTTTTTTTGCCGTTTTGCAAAACGCGGCTTTCTCTCTTTCCTTTTCACGTGAGGACTGAAACACATGTCTACCAAACTCCAACTGGCATCCCTGATGAGCGGCTCGGCCGGCGTCAGCGCTGCTGCCTCGATTCCGACCAACTCGGTCAAGCTCACCGACGTCATCACCGGCCTGATGCAAGGCCAAGGCAGCTCCTACGTGGACCAGGGCGTCGCCGGCAAGTACCTGTCGGCCGAGTCCTACGACGGTGCTGTGCGCGAGAAGCTCACCGGTGCTGTGCAGAACCTGCAAGCCCTGCTGGGCCAAGCCTTCAACCAGGCTGACATCACCCCGGCGGCTCGCCCGGGCTTCGCTCAAGAAGCTGCTGCGGTCTTCGGCGGCATGGCCGCTCGCAACATCAAGCAGGCCATGGCCACCGCGCCGCGCAGCCGCGAGCAGATCGCTGCTGCCTTCGCCGGCAACGAGTTCGTCACCGTGGTCGGCAACGACGCTGGTGTGATGGCTCTGGAGTCGCACCCGGCCCTCGAAGCCTACAACGAGACGCAGAACTCCAACGCGGTCGCCAACACGATCAGCTACAACCTGCAAGCCGCGCGCCAAGACAGCTTCGGTGAGACCTTCTTCCCGACGACCGTCCTGACCCACGACAACATCGGCGCCCAAGTCGAGATGACCGTTCACCTGGTCTACGACGAAGTCAAGCGCTCGATGGCTGGTGCCGTCTCCAACTTCGGCCGCATCAACATCATCAAGGCCTTCGTCGATCCGACGATCATCCGCAACGACCAGACCCGCCTCTATCCGGTGGTCCGCTCGGGCGGCGCCGACGTCGACACGACCGCCAACTTCGTGGCCTCGACCGATGTCGCTCCGATCTCGATCGTCCAGGACAAGCTGCCGGTCACGACCGCTCCGCTCAAGATCGGTCAGACCTTCGACCTGATGGCCGTCTCGCAACGCGCCGCGCTGGTGGCTGCTGGTGTGCTCGACCAGACCGACGACATCGATCCGTCCATCACCCTGGACGCGATCTACATCAAGCTGGGTGCCAACGGCGGCAACAAGGTCCTGAAGTTCCCGGTGGCCGACATGGCCGGTGCGGACTTCAACCAAGCTGTTCAGGGCAACACCCGCACGATGTCGCTGAACTTCAACAACCGCGACCTGATGGTTCTGCCCACGACGACCGACGTCACCGGCGCTCCTGTGGCGCAGCTGGCTGCTGTGGCCGGCTACACTGCTCGCCTCAAGGTCAGCCTGTTCGGCCAGGTCACCCTGGACACGGGTGAAACCACCGTCAACGCCGCTGCGACTTCGGTCTCGCGCGTCATCGACGTCAACGGCAACGTGCTGGATCTGGGCGCCGGCGTCGGCGCGCAAGTCGCTGCGCTGTTCACGGGTGCAACCGTGGTCGGCTACGACCTGCGTGCCTGGCTGACCAACGCCAACCGTCGTCAGCGCGGCCAGCTGATCGACACCCAGACCTACCGCACGATGTACACCGTGCCGCGCCTGCCGCCGGTCACGGCGCTGCGTCCGCTGGGTGCTTCGGAAGCCAACGACGGCAAGCTGGTGGAAACGCTGGTGCTGACCACCCGCATCCGCACCTCGAACGCGGCCGTGGCGGCCCTGCAGAACGCCGAGCGCGTCCTGTCGAACTGGGTCGGTCAAGCTGATCCGACGGTCCAGGTCCCGGAAATCCTGGGTCCGGCAGCTCGCCTGGTCAACCCGGTCTTCATGTCCGATTCGATCAACGTGACGGAAGTCGCCGCGCTGACCGACGAGGAGAAGATCGCCAACATCCGCGCCAAGCTCGTCAACAAGCTGCGCGACATGGCCACCCGCATGTGGACGACGTCGGCCTACGGTCCGGCGGACGAAGCCATCACGGGCGCGGCCGGCAAGCCGCTGGTGCTGATCGGCGTCGATACCGACGTCTATCGCTACCTGTCGATCGACGGCGACACCCGTCTGCTGGGCGACCAGTTCGACGTGCGTCTGGTGACGACCTACAACAAGGAAGTCTACGGCAAGATCTACATGACCTTCGGCAAGGCCGAAGCCATCGGCTCTGGCGTGCCGCACCCGCTGCACTTCGGCACCATGTTCTGGTGTCCGGAAGTCACCGTCATGGCTCCGATCCAACGCAACGGTCAGACCTCGTTCGAACTGACCACGGCTCCGCGTTTCCGTCACGTCGTCATGCTGCCGATTCTGGCCAAGATCAACGTGACCGGCATCAAGGAAACCATCGATACGAAGATCCCGGTCTTCTTCCACACGGTCTAATACGGCCGGCGGCCTTTGGTGGAGTAGGTTAAACTTGCTCCATTAAAGGACAGCATAATTGGCAGGCCTAGACGCCTGCCTTTTATGCCGCTTAGTAAGAACTGTATTGCAATATATCCAGGTTGTATATCACTATACTGAGACGAGTGTTGTCTCTGACCTATCCTCAAAGGAGTTGACTATGACGATCGCTGATAAGTTGGACAATCTTTATTATATCGACCGAGACTACTGGAACAACTTGGTGCACAACTACCAACAATCCCTCAAGAAAGAAAAGGTGTAAAGATCTGTCAATTATTTTCCTTTTTTACGTGTAGGCAAACCCGTAGAAGAAAAGATTGGTAGTGTCATGCGTGAGCCAATACTTATTTGTTAAAGGGGTAAAAACGTGAAAATGCGAGTTAGACGTAAGTCTGTTAGTAGCCAAAAAACGTTTCCAAAATACAAGCTAGTACTTTCATCAACCAACATCCGTGTAAATCCCGGCGACACCATTGAGTTTAATGGTAAAGGGGTTTACAAGATCACTAGTGGGGTTAGAAATAACCTTACATTAGTAGTCCGATAAAATATCTCCTACAGTAGCCCTCAAAAGCTACTGTAGGAATTATGCCGTCTTACAGGACTGCATTTTTTCTTAATCACATATCACTACTCTGAGGTAAGGAATGTCTCTTTACCCAAGATGCTTTACTTTAGGAGATAAGCATGACTGTTGTTGCTGTTCTGAATACCAACGGTACCGCCGAGTCGGTATTGAACGATGTCGCCCAAATGGGCGGCACGTTTATTAAGATCTGCCATGTGGCACGTGGCGTAGTGGCCGTCCACGTGGACGGCCACCAGCGTCGGCTCAAAACCTTTCATCACGCGGGGTACCCGACTCGCGTAAAAGTCGGTGCAACATTGTACGCTTCAATCGAAGCGTATTTTGAGAAGTACCCCGATGATGAATTGAGTTGGGTGGGAGGGCCTTCAGCTCTTCAAAGCGACCGCTTGCCAGCCTGGGTCAACCGAGTAGGGCGGCCGGTGAAGATCGTGAAGGGTTGACCCCTAAGGTATAACTAAGGGTCTGCTTCTACTATCATAGCAGACCCTTCAGGAAAGGAATTAAGATATGAGCAGCGCTTGTGCAGCGCTGGTCGTGGCCGCACGTATGCGGCACACGGCCGCCCTACTCGGAGTTCAGCTGTGCCTTCGGGTCATGGCTGAATCCAAAATTGGCCCGAGCCACCGCGCTCAGGCCCTTGCAGAAATCCTGGTGGCGGAGTCCCGCCACCAGTGCAAGAATTGGCCGCTTATCGAGCGTCTCCTTGGAGACCTTGAGGCGGAGCTGGATATCGAGACAGGCTACAACCTGTAATCGATATCCAGTAGGGGAGGCTTTTATGCCTCCCCCCCTTTTATTTTTCTTTATTCGAGCTTTTTAAAAGACCATATTACCTCTTTGTGACAGTGCGGTTTCAAAAGAAACCGCTAGCTGTCTAAACTTTCCTTCTCTACAATCCAATAAATCCAAAGAGGACGCTTTGTTCAAATGAGTCTGGAACACAGTCAGCATCTGAACGATCACATGTCGGCAGCTAACATCTGCAGTGGCTTGCGCCCTGCAATGCTTACACAAAGTCCGACATTAAAAACACAAGTGGAGCAAGTCTCTATTGTACGTAGCCCAGACGGCCGTACAGTAGCTATGTCGTTTATTAACGCCAACTCCAAGTTTGTCAGCACAGTAGCTCCTGTCGACACACAAATTCAAACCAGCCTCAATCAAACATTCATCCAAACGGTACTTATTAACCGTACGGGTGAGCCGTGTATGGTCACAACGCGAAATGGTGCTCAGCTTCTCAGCAACACTCAGCATAGTGCCAGCACGCGCATGTTTATTGTGCGTCAAATTTATTCTTTCCCTGATCAAGCGTGTATCAAAGCGTTTGTAGATCAGATGTCTCAAGTGCACGGCAGTATTCGTACAGCTGCTGCAGACCTGCTTCTACAACAAGCCAAGAGCCACCTAGAAAACAGAAACCGATTTGGTCCTTACCAAATCGTCGTTGACCACCGCATCCCCCATACGGCACTGGAAGCTCAGTCTGCAGTGTACGACCCCAATACAGATCTGGTCATTGCGCTCAAGAGTCATCATGACAAAGTGATGCCTCACCCCGGCTGTGACCAAGGGATGGTAGAAAAAGCGTTCAGTGAGTTTTGCCCTGAAGAAGCTCAGTCGTACTCACAACACCTCATCAAGGTTTGTGTGACGGGCACGCAAACCAAAGGACTTTACTATAAAGCCCTAGGCGCAGTGCATAGGGTCGAAACCAATACGGCTCAGCCGCCCATGCATCGTTTCATGAACGGACAACTGGGAGAAGAGATTCTCTCAGACTACGTGGAGTTGTATTCTAATCGACCTTCTGTCATTCTGAAACATGAAGGCGACTATATCACTCATCAAAGTACGGAGCATAAAGAGCCTGTACTGGTCTACCGCATTTCCCTAGAAGAAGCACGTACTCGCATGGGTCTATTTGACTCAGCGCTTCTTGCAGAAACCAACGGAGACCCAGATAAGGTAGATGCAGTCGCTAGTAAAGCCAACATCGCAGCACTTGAAGCAGAGATCCTCAACCTCAAGCGTCAAGATGCTATCCAAAAGAACATGTGGTCACAAGAAGATCACGAGCGTGAGATCGCTAAGATCAAGGTTCAAGCAGAAAAAGACCGCGAAGAAGAGATCAGACGTTTGAATGCAGAGCGACTCCGACTAGAGGAAGAACTCAAGAAAGCACATCTCAATCGCACAGAGCAAGAACTCAAGATCAAACACGCACAAGTCGAAGCCGATCAGAAACAACGTCACGCAGAAACCAATCACAGACACAGTCAATCAGATCACGAAAGCAAATCCAGCATCGAAGGCATCAAACTGGCCGCAGCTGGTATTGGTTTAGCGGTCGTTGTTGCCACAGCGATTGTAAAACTATCTTCTGGGTTTGCAAGCGCAAGTCTGTTTGCACCAGCTGCTGCGCTGGCTGTGGGAGCTACCGTACTTTCATCAGTATCTTCTACAATCAGCTCAGGCATTAGTGATGCGTGGTCCACAGTGAAAGGATGGTTTTCTTAAACATACTTTTTAAAAAGAAACCAACATAAACATTACTTGCCTTTTTAAAGGAGAGCCTGCAATTGATCCCACGTGATTTACGCCAATACATCAGAGCATCAACCCCGCGTTTTAACAAGGAGGTGGCTGGTGGTTTGGTACACCACCACACCTTGTCACACGGAGAAAAGTGGATAGAGTCCATTTGGCGAATTGTCCAAGAGAGTTTGCCGCCTGGTCTGAAGTATATCGGCTCAGAGCGTTGTACACCTCAAGACGAAATTGCTCAGCTCGCTCGTAAGCGTTCAGCTATGACGGCGCAATTGGACTTAGCTGAGTCAAATTTCAGCATGCGCCAGTACCACCTTGAATACAACGGAGAAAAACTTCCTCCGGTGTATATGAGGCTACCTTATTTTGCGCGAGGTAACCACATCAGCATTTCTGGCAGCGGTTACGTCGCATCTCCAGTGTGCGCTGACCCCGCTATTTCGGTAGAGCCTCAGCGAATCTTCATTCGTTTGCTGCAGATCAAACTCACCGTCCAGCGGCTTCCTATCTACTACAACATCAATACTGGTACAGGAGTCGAAACAGTTAACGTTGCGCACTCCAAGATTTGGAATGGTGCAATGGCCACAGGTGCCAATGAATCCATTCCAGCCTACACCACGATTGCTCACTACATCTTTGCCAAGTATGGCTTGACCAAGACGTTTGAGTTGTATGCCAATTCAGATATTGAATACGGCACACAAGACAAGATCAATGAAGAGAATTACCCCAAAGATAAATGGGTGATCTGTTCAGCCAGTCCTAACTTTACCAACTCTTCACGTCGGCGCTACAGTAAGCCGTGTGAGTTGTTGGTGGCAATTCCTATTGAGCAATACCAAAACAACTCGATGGCGAAGTATTTGGTCGCAGGACTTTTCTACATCCTGAGCCATTTCACCTACCGACAACACTACATGGACGTGGACGATATCCGCATGTGGCGTTTGTTCCTCGGTATCTTGATCTTTGGTACCACTCGGCATGAGGGCGCCATTCCTGCAGATATTGATGAACATATATCATCTATGGACAAGTACATTGACCCTATCGTCAAAGTTAACTTGCAATCCCTAGGGTATGAAATCAACGACATCTATCAGCTGTTCTACTTGGTCTTGAGTAATATCGACAAGTGGATCATCCAACGAGACACCGTAGGTAATACGCGTTACGGTAAAGAGCTAAGTGTACTCTACTACATCTACTTTGATCTGACCAGCTCCATCTTCCGGTTCTACTTTGAGCTGAGTAAGATTGCAAAGAAGTCTGAACTAACAGCTGCAAAAATAGCAGAAGCCCTAAGCACCATTCGTGCAGGCGCAGCATTTGATCTGAAGAAGACCCACGGAGAACTGACCGTTGACGACTACGTTGGCGGTATCATGACGTTCAAGCCTACAGCCATGGTGATCCCACAAGCAGACACCACCAAAAACGCTCGTAAACCCAGAATGAGCTTGGCTGATGACAAGTTTAAGTTTGACCCCAGTCATGCAACTGTCAACCATCTGATTGCGCCTACCAAAGCCAGTCCAGATGGGTCTACACGCCTGAACCCGTATGTCCACCTCTCAGATGGCTGCAAGATCACGCCCAATCCTGAATTTAGCGAACTCATTGAAGCATCTCGCATGATCCTCATTGGAGCTTATAACCAATACTTCTAAGGACTGTCCCCAGTGTGAACTTTGACCCTAACAAGAAGTACTTCCTACCCTTTGGAAGTTTTCTACAGAAGATCAACCAAGAGCGCCTTTATTGGCATCCACTATTTCGGTATGTCTATGCGCTAGCACAAAACGACACGCCCAGTATCCAACACAGCGTCGTCGACACCGCTGTGAGAAACGTACTGGGGGTCATGACACAAAAGAACTACTCCAGTATCCAACCTGGAGAACAAGCTGGCTTTGAGTGGCTGATGTATGAAGCCCTGCCGTACAACTTCCAACAAGCAAGAGTTCATAACCCACTATTGGTGATTCTTTCACAATGGGTCAGAGCTAAGCCTCTGCACGCAAAACTCATTATTGAACTCAGTATTGTCATTTGGCAATACTTGAAAACACAGCCGCAACTCTGGTTAGATGCTAAGGTAGGCTCTGTAAACCAGTCCGGTTGGCAAACCGATACCAGCTGGCAAACAGATATGTTGCTCATGGATAGAGCGACCTATCAAGCTTACAGTGGTTTTGCTGTAGAGTTGCTAGCCACCTATCCGTTCTTGAGTGAGCTTTTTAATGAGCGCCATCTAGAGCAACAACTCCAAATAGAAAACGACGCTTTCACCACCCTACTTGATCAAGTATGGGCTTGGCTGCAAGCTAATAACTCACAGGCGTTTTATATCGCTGACCGCGTCGCGTCGCAAATCTCGCCGCAACCTAACCTTTTTGACGAACTTATCGTCACGCCATCCGTACTCAATAGAGCAGGATGTAACCTTTACCAACTGGTCAGAGAACAACGACTCCAGCGCTACATCAATTCGGCAGACGTGCCAGAGTTGATGGACGCGCAACTAGTGCTCCCGCAGATGACGATCTATGGGCAGCCCCAGCCGTCGATTTATCCGACCAAGTTGATGACTCATCAAGACCAACTGGCGCTTCAACAACAAGCAGCCAGCCACCACCGGGCTAAGCTTCAACGTGCGCGCGAAGAAGACGACCCCCAGTGCTACCCCACCATCGATCCTTACTCCCCCATAGGAAAAACCATGAACCCCCATCAGCATTTTGCCCAACCTCAGACTGCTGGCGTCCAAATGGCGCCCGGCATTATCATCCCCAATATGGGGCCAGGCTCTGCACCCAATGCAGCCATGCTGGATGATGGCGTGCGTCGCGTGTCAGGCCTGCAAGGTATCATTGACCCGACGACGGGTCAGCAGTTTACCGCCATGGGCATGATTCAGCAGCCGCAACAACTGCAGCAGCGTCAAGCTCAACTTCTTCAGTACGGCCAGGCGTTTCGTGTATTTCACAACAACGCCGTCGGCCCTGCCATTTACATCCTGAATCTGCAACAAGTTAGCGCAACCGTCTTCTTCAACGTGGTCGCGCTGAACAAGATTGAAGAGCAGCAGCTGCCGTTTGCAGCTCGCGTCTGGTACGTGCGCGTGGGCATGTTTGACCGTCAGGGTCAAGTGCCTGCAGGTACAGTGATTACCGTGCAAGGCAGCCAAGATATTGCGATGCCTCAGCAGCAACAACAAGCACTTCAATATCAACAGCAAGCAGTGGTTCAGCAACCTCAACAAAGTGGCTACAACGCTGCCCCTATGAACGCAGTGAACGTCACGGTGACTACACCGGCCGGCACGTCGCAACATAAGCCTGTGTTTGCACAACCTGCCGCAGCACTACCCAAGCCGGCTGAACCGCCTGCTTCTCAGCGCCCAGTGACCTCTACCGACTCAATGACAGACTTCACCTCGCTGTTTAGCCTGGGTGAGCTGGTGCTGCAAAACCAAAACAAGTTTACTGCAGAGCAGATGAAAACGTCTGCATTTGACCTGTACGGTAGCGTAGGTTTTGTCAATACGACACACGCGCCTTTGGTCATGCGCTACTTGAAGTACCTTCGCTTTTGCGATCAGCAAGCCAAGGAGCAAGCAGCTGCACCGGTACAAGCGCCTAAGCAAGCCATGCCGCCTGCGCCGCCCCCGGCACAAGTGACTACCCCTGCAGCCCAAACTCCTGCCGTCAAGAGCGACTACGTTTCTCCGACTGGCACACCCGTGGCTGCGCCTACAGCGTTTGGGCAAGAGCTGAGTCGTCTGGCTGAACAGATCAACCAGTTTGAAGCTGAGAAAGCCGCTAAGGCTGCTCAACAACCTCAACAAAATGAAGTAGCTCGGCGCATGGCTGAAATCCGTTCTGAAAAGACGGAGCACGGTACTGTCGACCACGTGGGTACTCCCGAAGCCAATGTGCAAATGCGGGTGCGCCTGGCAGCGCACGCTCGCGCTCGTGCGGACCTGATGAACCAGATGATGCTGTCATGCCGCCTGCACCAGCATGCCGTGCGTACAGCTCGGATGGCTGAAAAACTTATTCGTGATAGCGAAGGTCTTCAATCGTCAGTCATTGCCACCATCAACAGTGCCCATGAAATCGTCAAGGAAATTATTCCTGTAGATGAAACGTGGACAGGAGATGAAAATCCTCTGCTGTCTGATGAAGAAAAGCAGCAACTGGCCGAAGAAGGTGTTGATCACCGGGTAGATGTGAAGTACAACCTCACCGAAGAAGTGGTGAGTCGCATCAGCGCCATGAGCGTAGATGCTGCGCTCAACGCTTCTGCTCTGTCTCGCCACGACATGTGCCCGAGCAACGAGCTGGAAATCGGCAAACCGGCACCCATGCTGCTCAATACCCACATCATCACCATTGCGCTACCGTCGGGTGACACTTACAACATCGTCGACGACTTCCTGAAGAAGATCGCCAGCAATGACATCTGCACAGTCGAAGGCGCTCAAAAGCACCTGGCTGACACCATGGTCCGTCTGGAGCGTAGCGCCAATGATGAAATCTTTGATCCGACGGACGTAGATCAAGTCGGCAATAGCCGCCCCATGAACGAAGTCACCGAAGTGGTCAATGAAGAGCAGGTGGTTTACCTGCGTGCTATCGATACGGTAGCACACATTGACCGCATTCTGACCGAAGCATGCAACCGCATGCTGCGTGAACGTTTTGGCATCATTGACGGCATCAACTGCTTTACTGAACAAGCCCATCAAATCCCTGATCTGCTGGCCCACTTGGCCATTACGCAGATCAATGCTCAGGGGGGTGAAGCACAATTCAAGGACTTGGATTCTCCGTCTGACCACCCGCTGGTGCAAGCCTATGTGGCGTCGTGGAACGATCTGGCATTTGAGCCCATTAAGGAACTCATCCGCACTCACGTGCTGGGTGAAGGTCAATCCTGGGCAGGTCCGATTGATGTGCTGACGGACGATCCCAATCACCAGCGCATGAATGCACAGTTCCATCGCCCGATAGTGGTGATGAACGTGCAAGCGCCTCTGGCAGCTCTGGGTATCAAGCTGCCGTCTTCTGGCCGCGGTGTGGCCGTTGACGCAGAAGTGTCCATGCTCTTCGGCTCTTTGGCCACCGCCATGTCGCAACACTTCGATTTCAGTGACATCAAGCGAAGCGATCAGCGGCCGTACTACTTTGACGGCCTCTACGTGCAGATGCTGGGCGGCGTGACCGTCAAGATCTGTGAAAACCCGCTTGCCAAATTTGACGCTGCACAAAAGCCGTACATGGTCAGCCGCGTGCCGTCCAACTAATTCACCCCTACCGAGCAGCCGTTGACAGCGCGCTAGAGAATCACATTTTCTAGCGCGTGTTACTGTCACCTCACCCGTACGCCTGGCAAGCCCAAGCGTACACTGAAAAGCATATCGGCATAAAAACCCTCAGGTCACCAATAGGTGCCTGAGGGTCTCAATGGCCTTTTATGCCGTTTTCTTTTTACTGGTCTGCTTCAGGAGCACCAAGTTCGTCAGGGCCAGTTTCGCCCTCACCACCACCCATATCGTCTTGGCCAGCGTTGTTAAGGTTTTGCATATCAAGGTCAGCCGCTTGACTGATTGGTTTGGTCTTAGCGACCACACGCATACAGCTGCGCACCATGGCTTCCAAGTGACGGGTCATCTCTTCCATGAGGATAACCTGCGGACGACCATCTTCAGTTTCTGCCACCAGGGCACCCAGCTCAGGCAGGAAGTTGTGTTCTGCCATCCACTGTCGTGAGAAGTGAGACAAGATCATGGCCTTAATGGCGTCGACTCGCCCAGACATTTCACTGCCTGCTACACCGTCATTGAGAATTTCAGATGAGATGTAAGCATCAATGGCTTCAGTCATGGCCTCCTTCCACGTGTCGTAGTTGGCCTTTTGACCTTCCATCGTGACAGTGGGCGGCTCAGGCAAAGTCACTTCAATGCCGTCAATGAACTCTTTCAGAACACGGTTGATCAAATAGAACTTACCACGCTCTTCACCCAGACGACCAATATAGGCTTTTTCTTCTGGAGTAAATGCATACTTGACGTTGTGGATATTGTCTTTGACCAGTTGTTGAAGTTTCTCAAACATGGCACGGTGGTGCATGAGATACTTCTTAAGATGGGCACCCAGCTGAGGTGTGAAGTCTTGTTGGTACTGCAAGACTCGCTTACCCAGCAAGATGTTATTGGCAGTCACTGTAGTGGCCAGGTCTCCTGCAAATCCGTTATCGATGGTTTGGGGTGATAGGCTCAACCCCATGATGGAGAGCTTCTTAAGGCTCTCAGAGAGATCGGGATCTGCTTTGGTGTACTGCGTGTTGGTTTGGCTGAAATCGACTTTCAGCTGAGGAAGGTCCGGGTGGCCTGAGAAGTTCCAATCATAGCCTGCACGAGAGAGAAACTCCGTGATGTCGCTGGGGTTGGTAATACTCAGAGGAAGATCAAGCTGGCGTGAACGAACAATGTCATGCTGAGCGCGCTCAATTGTCTTGAGAGGATCAGGATCATCTTCAGGCAGCGTCATTTCAACGTGGGTGCGGCCAATGCTGTTACGCACAGCAGCAATCACGTCGTTGAATTGAAGCACACTACGCAGTGTATTGACGGTAGAAGTTTCATCCAGCAACGAGCGACCGATACCGTGGTCGTCGTAACTGAACGCCATATAGGTCATGTACTCCAGAGGGATATAGAGCACTTGTGTGTACTTCTTTTGCAGAGTACGAGACAGCATGACACGGTAAAACTCGTCATTAGTCGCTATCTGAGCAGACGTGGAGTGTACGCCGTTCTTAATGCGTGCAAGCAGATCACGTTCCACAATGTCGGCGTAGACATGGGTAGCCATGTCCATGTGCAAGCCGTTACGTACATCAAAGCTACTGTGGTCACCCAGGTTAGCGTTGATCTTACGCATGATTGAGTTACCTAGGGTGTTGTCCATGCCAGGGCCAATACCGCGGCCCAGTGAATCGTTGTAAGCGTCTTCAGTGGACATGGCAATGGGGTTACCCTCATTGTCCAGTAGAGCAAAGTAGCCAATATGCTTCTTTGGATTACCTGGCACATGCACAGGCAAAATAGACTCCGAAGGAAACTTCATGCACAACGGCATGCCAATTGAGCGACGGGTCAGCTCAGCTTGACCTTGCAGACGAGAGGTGATCTCGTACTGAAACTGTCGATTGGGGTAGAGGTTTTGTTCAATCTTCAAGTCAGACACCTTGCCCGTATTGCTGATTTTTGCAGGGTGTTGTTGTCTGCGAATCTCATCAATTTCAGCTTCTAAGCTGAACGAGTTTGTCTTAGAAATCATGGCCCGGCTGATGCTGGCATGCTTCAAATGCTCATGCACCATCGGGAACTTCAGCACCATCAAATTGTCAGTGACCGTGACGTACTCTTCTCGGCCGTAGGAGCCGTCAGCTTCTTTCACTTGAATGTGCGGATCAATTTCATCAGCTTTCTTTGTGGTACGAAAAGCTTCTAAAGAAAGACCACGCACTTTTTCTTTATTAGAATCCGTACCGCTTCCCAAGATACCTGTGTTACGGGGCAGACCCTCAGGCGTCACGTAAGGTGAGAGATCACTCTCAGACGCGATGCTGATGGAGCCGTTGATGAATGCATCAATGGCGTTCTCAGGAATGACAGCAATCGGGTAGCTGCCCTTTTCCCCTAGGATATCTCGAAGGATTTCAGGAAGCAATGTTTTGACTTTGTACTCTTGCTCAAAGTGAGTCGTGATCTCCTGGATCAACGTACTCGCTAGTTCACTGGTCACGATGTCGCGGGGCGGTTTATAACCCACTTCCGTTGTGACCATATCGGCAGGAGCCAGAATAGAACTCACCAAGATCCTCAAGCCCATGTCCAAGTCAGGAAGGATCTTGAGAACAGTCGCCGCATCAGCGTTTTGCTTACCGCGCCGAGCAGACTTGCGCTTATAAATCGATAGATCAGGAATCGCCGTTTGACGATTACCTTGATTATCTCGTACAGTTACAGTGCGGTCATTCGGTACCGCCTTGGACAGCATAGCTGCTGTCTGGGGATCTGAACGCACAAACCTGGAGAACAGAAAATCATTGTCAGTTGTCATGGGTAAGTCACCGCGTGAGTGTAAACAAACAAGTAAGAACTAATAAGAGACTAATATATTTTGTATAGAATTCATTTTTTATTCTTTTTCATTTTTGAAAGATGTGATGTATGAGTAACACCACACAGTACTACCCACTGTACCAGCAAGCAACCCGGTCTTTAGTCAAGACCATGGTGATCAAATATGGTTCAGTGGCTGCAGCCTACAACCTAGGGCTGCAAGAAAACAATCCGCGTGCCTATATTGACACTGCAGATGAACGCACCTGGCGTTATTATCAAAACATTGCGGGCATTTACCATACCACTGATACGGTGATGGACGTCATCTCACTTGACACCAATACACCGATCACGTTTGATAAAACAACACTTCAAACGCATCCCCAAACAAAAGAAGCTTACCTCTTTGGTTCAGCGCTCCATGCTGAACTCATCAGTAAGTATCCTCAGCAAATCAATTTGATCTTAGGTATTTTATATGCCCCTGATCGAACCTCTTTCATTGATGAGGTTGTCAATGCCGCTGATGGTACCTTGCTGTACTTTGATACACGCTTTGTAGAGCCTCAAGAACATAGCCTCATCTATACGCTGCAGCAGTGGCTCTACAGTTACACTAAGCGCTGGTACAATGCCGACTACGCTCGCATTGATAACCTCTACATGGCTGACTTCATGTGGAAGCTGTCATACCACGTGGCTCAAAAACTCTACACAGTCAGGCAAAAGAACTCCAAGACTGAACAAGCTCACACGTTCTACGTGAGGCAATACTTAGCAAGCCATGGTGCACTTGACCTGTATATGGATTTGCTCACCCAAGAGCAAATCATTTTCCTCTACAGAAATATTCTCTATATTGAAAACCACTCAGGAAGACAAGAAGTCTTCTACTGGCTGGTAGAGAACTTGATGACGGTGAGAAACCTGCCTCTATTTGAGTACAAAGTCAATCACAATCTCTTCTATCAAATCCCCAGCGTGGATAACAACGGCAGTGAGTCGTTTACACCTGTGCCTTACTTTAAGCGTAAAGCCATTAATTTTACAGAGTTGGCTCTGGCAGGTGCAGAAGTGTCTTACCCGGCTATGTTGGCTAAGCTAGACGCTGCTAATGAACACAATGCTCGCTACCACGTTGACCACTATAGCGACATCTATAAAAAGCTAGTCTACTCTAAATCTAGCGTCATCCGCACTAAGATCCTAGAGTCTACGCTAGTCGACAACAGTAAAGCAGTGCCTTATCCTTTGGAGGACATGCTAGTCAACCACTGGATGGCTTGGGCTTGTCAAGGGGTCTATACCGCTCGCGCTACCCTCAGACTTCCTGGTACCAAGAAAGATTATACGCTTTCAGCAGAAGAGCTGCTGGTGCTGATGGTGTACTCAGAAGCCAAGCTGCTAGGCACAACGCTCACCACCATTCCTACGTTTTATGCTAGCCGCGTCATTCGCCCTGTTGCACCCACATTGCAAGAGCTACAAAGCGTAGTGAGTTCTTCGTTTGTAGAAGATGCTCTACTGACTCAAGTGTTGTCCACTTGGCGCGCAACAACGCCTATAACCAGCGTGAATCAATTCTACCAAAAGGTGTCTGAATTGTGTTTACAAACACTGGTTCACCACAAACTGACCTACGGGCAAGGTAATCAAAACGCTAAAGTCCAAATGCAAATTGCATGCAGCAGGCTGTTTGAAGATGTCAATCTCAGCAGTCAATACACAGGTCAAACGTACGATTCTTTCTTGACGACTCGTGGTTTAGCAGATGACTACTTTACGACTACAACATCTGTAGACCTCAAGAATGCAATTGTGGACTTGATCTCCAACTACCAGCTTAATGCGTCTTCAACGCAAAAAGCCGTGCAACGAGCCATGATCAAGATCTTCTCACAACTCACGTCTTATTCGACGCTGATTGTGGGCGACATGCTTGATACCGCTATTGACAGCGGGCAAGGTCTGCTCACAGGTGTACAACAATGGGTAGGTGGTGGATTAGACCACCAAGCTGTTCGTGTTTATCCCCTCAATGAGTTTACCAACGACGCTAGCGCAGCCGATAGAAACATCGTTGAGGTAGAAGCTTTAGTCGCCAACATCCGCTCTTCTGCTAGCAGTAATCAACAAACACTTGACCTACCAGTGACCACTGTGACGCAACAATCTATCACAGGTGTACAGCGCATGTGGGTAGACAACAACATTCCGACGGTCTTGAGTCTAGGCGACTATTATGACCAATACGATTTACTGAGCCCTGCTCAGAAGCAAGTCCTTTACCAAGCGTAATTTTCTTTTTTAGTTCTGACAAGGAGTCAGTTTGTTATGCAAAACGTCGTTCCCACCATCCTGGCTGCAGCTCTGCAAAGTGCTCTGTACATGGGTAAAACTCATGTCATCGAAGCCAACACCACCCTCAATGAAAAGCTGGGCATCCTGCCTGGTACGCTGCCTCCCAACGGTGTCAACCCTATCCTGGGCTATCTGGCTATTGGCTTTGGCGGCCACCGCTTTACTGCTGGTGCAAACGGAATCGGCTTCCCCCAACCATACCAGCACGAAGCCACTGACTTTGCCCTGTTCGATCAAACCCCTTTCGTTTTGCGTGCGCTGAACAACGACTTGGACGCTCCGACGCGCGCCAAGTACGCAGGTCGAAAGATCATGACGGTTGGTGGTGTGGACTATATTGCTTACATGCTGCGCCGCATTGACCTGACCAACGCGACCATTGTTTCCAAGATCCGCACCGCGACCGGTCAAGCAGCTCCCGCCTATACGGAAGTGACGTTTACGCCGTCCGCCAGCAACCTCTCGCCTACACCGCAAGTGATCAGCCCGACGGGCGCCAATGTCATTTCACCCGACTCGGTGGTGGCTACTGCTCCTGCATCGATTGGCATGACAGCCGACGAGGCAGCCGAATACGTCAATGCCATCAGCATTCTGACGGGTGACCCGAACCTAGCCATCATTTCTGAAATGGCGCTGTGTTCGGGCGTAGACAAGTCTATCACCATCACCACTGGCGGTGCTACCGTGGCATTCAACGAAGCCATCGGTGTGCAAATCAATCATCACCTGGCCGTGTTCTATTCAATGGTCTATACCAACCAAGGTATCAGCAAGGTGGTGGATCTGGGCGCTAACTCGCCACTGTACAACCTGACGCCGGCATAAAGCCGCCTAAGAGTAGTACCTGATAAAAGGTACTACTCTGACTACTTACTTTAAATGACATCCCACATGCTTTATTTACCTCCCCATGAACAAACAGATCTTTGTATTATAGGCATTGATCCAGGTAGTGAAACCTTAGGTGTTTGTGAACTCAGGTTCACACCACAAAACTACCAAGTCACCGCAATTAAACCGTTCACGTTTCATGCCAGCAAGTTAGAGTTTAACTTGCAATTTTTTGAAGTCCACGGTAACCGCCTTCAACGCATCTTTGCGCTACAGCAAGCACTGACTCATCTATTTACTCAGCTCAGACCCAGCGTCATCGGCTCAGAGTCACCGTTTATGAGTATTCGACGACCACAAGCGTATGGCGCTTTAGTGGAAGTTGTGTGTGCTATTCAGCAAGCTGTTGTGAACTATAACCCGTATCAATCGTTGCATATGGTTGAACCCCCTCGGGTAAAGAATGCCGTCGGTGCTAAAGGTAACGCAGATAAAGATGCGGTACGTTCAGCGATGAGTCAAAACATAGAGATCATGTCAACGCTACAAACCCCTTTATCATCTCTGGATGAACACAGCGTGGATGCCACGGCTGTGGCTTATTCCATCTTGCAAAGTTATCGCACGCCTGCTTGTGTAGACATGTCTACGCAAGTGGCCCCGTTTTCGTATTAGGTCTTCTTCTAAATCTTTTCAAAGTCTGCCATCATGAACGCCCCCGTGTATGCCCACATCCCTGAAACTCACCTCAAGCCTCTGCGCCCCGAAGACCTGCGTCGTCGCGCCCCGCTGGTGGGTGCAAGCGGGCATCGCTATGGCGACATGACCCTCAACCCCCACTTCCACGATCTCGTGGCAGGTGGCCCGGTGATGCTGTTTCGCCGCATGCCCAAAGCTGCCAACTTCTACCACGACCCAGACTGCGAGTGGTACAAGATCATGGGTCAAGCTTTGATCAAGCATTCGGTCCGTGTGAAGTTTGACCCCTATATCCTGTTCGCCCTTTTCATGAATTTTATCCTTGCAAAGCTTTTCATGTTGAAGCAAAACCAACAAAACATCCTGGCCTACGTTGTGACCGCTTTCTTCCTCACCGTCACGTACATGTTTGGCCTGAACCAAGCTGACATCCAAACTCAACAACAAGTGACTATCGGTCAAATGCAGATGCAAGCAGAACGTGCTGCTGCGACACTGCAAATCAAAGAAACAGTCATTGACCAACAAGACAAGCAGCTGCGTTTAGCAGGACAAAACATCGACGAGTTGTCCAAGAAAATGGCTCAACTTGAAGCTGATGTGAAACAAGCCCAGGCGACTCAACTCAGGATGATGCAGGACATGACGGCTGCATTACTCTCAGGTGAACCCGATGCCCGCCTCAAGAAAAAGATGAGGTCATACATTCGGTCTCCACAGAGTTGACCTCGACAAAAATATTTATCCACTCAAAAGGTCTCACCGATGCCCAGAGAACACTATCCACAAACTGATACAGACTTTGACCGCACGGTAGGGTACGAGCAAGAAAAAGCTCGTATCCGTAAATCCGAGCTGCTTTGGAGGTTTCTCCTAAAGAGCGGTTTTGTAGCTATGATTTTTATCTTCAGTATCATCACTATCGTTATTGTTTTGGAGTATGTTCATCCAGCTCAACCTTCTGCTTCTAAACAAATGCTGGACATTGTGTCGCAATTGTTGGACATCGTGAAGGTCATGTTCACACTTTCTGTAGATTCATAAAAGGACACGCATGTCACGTCGCACACTAGGCGCTTTGGCGCGAGAAGCTTTTGCTCGTGAAGAAGAGGCTGACGGCACTCGCCAGTTTGAAATTGAATATGTGTACTACGGCAAGATCATTGATCCGGCTATTCTAGACCGAGCAACGCTTGTTGAAGACCAAGAACAGTGGGAAATTAAGATTCCCAAAACAGACAAGAACGCCACAAGTGGGCGCCAGCGTATACGCAAAGTCCACACGGTCACCAACTCTACTGTATCGCCGACTCCTAAGTACGAACTCACCACCAAGATTCAACTTGAGCAAGCAGACCCCAGTGGCCAAAACCGTCCCAACGTCGAAACTGAAATTACGGTGGAAGCCAGCCCGGCTTTGTTTGAAGTTTACGAACGAATGGCTGAATGCGGTATGCACAAGCGCCGCTACACCGTTCCCATTCCCAACTCCGATCTGTCTTGGCAGATCGATCGCTTCTACCAAGCGGATGGCACATTGTCCGCGTGGTGCAAAATCGACATCGAAGTCAAACGCCGTGATCAAGCGATCCCTCAAGAAGTCCCAGGCCTTGACCACCTGATCACCAATCAAAAAGGTTTTCAAACCGATGAAGAGCGCGCTCAAATTCAAGAACTGTACACCAGCGTCTTTTTGATGCAAAACAAGTTTGTGCGAGCAGTTGCCGCTTAAGGCAGCTGATCTTTCTTCCAAGAGGACTACATCACTTGGCCTATACTGCTCAGGTGTGTAGTTCTCTTTGACCGGGCTTTTATGCCGCTTCATAATTTGACCTTACCTTTTGAGGGTAAGATGTATGCTCAAAACCACTCACCTCACAGCGTGGTTTTGAGTGACGCTAGACTCACGACTATTCATTTGTTTTAGACCCTAAAGGACTTCTCAATGACGCTCGCTTTTGATCCGACAGGCCAATCTGCAGCCAACCTGATCATGTCGGAACAAGTGGTTCCGACGCTGCTGAGTAACGGCTACTCATTTTCTTACGCCATTCTTGCAAATGCGCCAGCTATTGGAGACAGCATTCGCATCAAGGTAGCTTCTGTTGCGAATGCTGCCAACTACAAAATCTTGAACATGGGTGTGGACTATGAACCAGCATTTGCTTTCCAAGCAGCCATGGGTAAAACCAATCTGCCTGTGTATGGCGGTGTGCGGTTTATCAATACTGCACTGAGTACGCTGATTGGCTCTACAGGCGTGGCACTGGGCGCGTATATTGTTTATGTGACATACCAGTCGATGGGGGGTAACTTTGCAGCGTCCCCGATTCAAATGGCAGCTATCTTGGCAGCCAATAAAAATACTGACCCCACGGTTGTGACATGGGAAGGTGCGTTCGCCAGCATCAACTTGTCTCTTGCGACAATGCCTGCGAGTGACTATGCTTGGCAGCTGGCTAATGTTGATACCGTCAAAAACGCTATTGCTGAGCTGGAAAAGCTAGGCTTGGTCGTACACATGCGACCTCGCTTTCTTTCTCAACCTAACCAAACGGTTTACATTCCAACCGCTCAAGAAGTGGGCCTTGGTAATGTCAGCAACTTCCCCGTGGCTACCCAAGCACAAGCCCGTACAGGTCACGCCCAAAGCTACATGACGCCTGAGCGTACGGTCGACGCGGTGGTCTATCAGCTCACGCAGCTGCTGGCGTCGATGGGCTACAACGTCCCTATCACCTACACTGCGGGACTGCCTGTCAGTAACCCGTCTACCAGTTACCTCTATGATGGTAACATTTACGTGATGCGCCAAGGCGTTGCTCCTTTTACCAGCAGCGGCACGTTTGAGTATAACAGGTTTGTGACCATTGCTTCTCTGGTGCGTGATACGTGGCAAGCTGTCACCTATACAGTCACAGGCGCTGAAAATCTCGGCCCTTCTGGAGAAACGCTTGCTCCGCTAGGCACCAACATCACAACCCGCTGCCATCTGCACGCCATCCTCAACTACAACATCGAGTTGGTGGAAGGTGAAGAAGTTCACCTGGACGGCAATACCCTGGTCATCACGTTCCCAGTCGTTGCTGGGGATGTGATCAAAGTCATCTATAAACCCATCAAGTCTAAGCAGTCTGACGATGTGAATGTTTACCGCACGTTCAAAGTCACAGCTGCAGGTCAACAGGTCTTTCAAGTCGGTAATCTACAAACTGCGTCGACCAGTGACTACCGCGTCACTGTCAATGATTGGTTGATCCTAGACCCTGCTCAAGGGCAATACACTCTGACCAACCAGGGCGGCATATTGGGCTACGCCCTCAACCTCGCTTACCCTCTTCAGGTAGGGGACGTGATTGAGTTTGAAAATGAAGACTCACTGCCCAGCATGGGTAAACAAGCGTTGCGCGCTGTGTTGCTGGCTCGTACTCTTTAATCTTTTTAATAGAAAGTCTGTTCAATGACAACCTATAGCCAACGAAGCCGAGACGGCCAGCCGTACGATTTCCCCCAAGGTTTTTCCCTAGGCGGCGTCAGTCTAGACGCAGATGACAGTACACGGTCTATCGGCCTACAAGTCCCGGGTCAAGATGCGACCACGCTTTATACGTGGCTGGTACAAACCAGGCAACGCCTGAGCGCTGCACAACAAACACTTCCCTTTGCAACGCAGCAACAAATAACAGAAGGTGTCAGCAACGCTTTGTTGATCAGCCCGGCTTCTCTTAAGCAAGCGCTGGCTAGCCTCATTGGTGTAGCGCCTGTAGCGCTCGACAGCTTGGCAGAGTTTGCCGCAGCCATCGGAAATGATCCTAACTTGTCAACCACGGTTGATTCACAACTGGCTCAAAAGCTCAGTCTTTTAGGATCGACTGCAACCGGTCTGGCTGAAACACCGACACCAACCACCAACCTCAATAAAGCACAAGCCATCAACATCGAGTATTTGCTTGCTAAAATTGATGAAGCTCTGCTCAGTCTGAAAGCGTTGCCGAGTGCGCCTACACTGGACGGCTTAAGCCTAGCATTGATTGGTCAGACCTATACGCTTAACATGTCTGCTACCGCAGGTAGTGGCTTGACAATTGCTAGCTTTAATGTGCTGATCAACGGTGGTAACTTACAAACGGTAGCTGCCACCAACGGCGCCGGTGTTCTTCAATGGACTGTCGTTGGTACTGAAAACCAAACGCTTACTTTCAGTGTCGTGGCAGTTGATAACCGTGGCCGTACGGGCCCGTCTGCGACCCTGCAAGCCACCGCCACTGCAACAGCTATTTATACGCCTACCTTTGTCAGCCCTGCTCAGGATAACCAAGGTGGTCTATCTCCTCACCTGACCATTGAAACCAGTGCGTTCAGCTCCCCGTTTGTGAGCCAAACCCACGCCGCCACTGATTGGGCCATCATCAATGTGTCTACAGGACAAGTGGACTGGCAGGCTTTAGCTGATACGGCTAACCTCACCACCCGAGCAATACCTCGCACGTATCTTAAGAACGCTACGCAGTATACCATCACGGTGCGTTACATCAGTGCATCAGGTCAGACCTCAAGCTGGGGAACGCTACACTTTGGCACTGCTGCTTCTCAAGCAGCGCCCTCGTCCGTGGCTGGTTTTGGATATGCCCTACCCGGCGAAAACTACGCTGCCACAGTCACGGCTGTGGCCTCTACTGCACTGGATACCACCATTGAGAGTTACTACTACTCTGTGGATAATGGTGTTACCAAGTTACCTAATTTGCTTGGTTCAGTCAACAATGTCATTGCGGCAGGATCAGACTTGACAGGTCTTTCTGGAACCATTGACATCCTCTTTTATGTTTACCGAAACTACTCTGGGTTTTCTCTGCCAGTTGCTAAATCGGTGGTAGTGGGCCAAACAACTGCTGGAGCTTTCCTGTTTCCTACAGAAGGCTTGACGGGGGTGAGTCAACACCCCACATTCACAGTGAGTTCATACACCAGCAACATCCCAACCGATAGTCACTTGTCCAGTACCTGGACAGTCACGGATGTAGCTTCTAATGAAGTCATTGATGAAATCCACAATAGTGTTTCTGCAAAAAACGCTTGGAGCCCCGTTGGGTTGACGGCAGGTACACAGTACCGCGTATCGTGTATTCAGCACGGTACCATCTTTGTAGGCCTACCTGCCGTCACTGTGACGTGTACGACCACGACGACACCTGAGGCTTACTTGCCCAGCCAGGTCATTTCCACCACCAGTGAAAATAACGCCCAGATGGGCTTTAGTTTGTCGACCAATCAAGACGGCTCGTTGTTTGTTGCAGGTATTCCTGCTGCAACCATGTACACGTTCAGTACACCACACACCAACAGTGGCGCTGTTGATTTCATTAATACCGCCCTGGCGACGTCCATTAGAACCATGTATGGTCTTAGTACGGACATCAATACGCCGATCATATACACGGGTTTAGCATCCGGCATGAATGTGTTTGGTAACGTCATGGTGTACAACACGCGTTTGCCTAACATTGTCATTGCCGGACGCAATTCATCAGGTACCATGGTGAGTACCTCTGACGTCTTGAACAGCGCCATCACGACTGGTGCGGATGGGTTGGCATTTGTCAAGGGTTTTGCACAAACAGATATGGGTATTGACTTTGCTGTGAGTTCTGCAGCAGGTATCCAGTGGTTCCAAAACTCCTCTCTGGCAGCGACCACCAGACCGTTCTTGTTGTCCAGCACAATTCCTCAAGACCCGCTGGGGTTGGGGATGTCGCTACAGAGTTATGGAGATAGTCTTTCCATCAGCGGAGATGGTAATCGCCTTGCTGTGAGTCTTCGTTGGGGTATCAATACCAACGTGGCCAGCCTGGTTGGGTTTGCCGTTTACGACTACAACTCAACCAACAATACGTGGTCTTCTCCTGTGATTAAAACAGGTATTGTCATGGGGGCGTGGAACTTACCCACTGAGTTCAGTGCCAGCAACTGGATGCAAATGAGCCGTGATGGTAAAGTCATTGCACTGGGTAACCCATGTAAGTTGTCTAACAATACAGGTAAAGGCGCTATCCAGTTTTGGGTCAGTGACCGAGGCTCTGACCTTTCAGGTGAGACCTGGACACTCCAGCAAACCCTGGAAGACGCTAGAGGCGATGCCATTGATGGCGGCATGTTTGGTTATAGCTTGGCCTTGTCATCTAACGGCAGTGTGCTGGTTGCAGCTTGTGCGGGTTATTTGAACGACAACGGCTGCGGTCGCGTAGACTTGCTGCTGCGCACAACCCCGACCTCACAAAGCTGGCGTCAAAAGAATTACTCCATGGTGCCGACGGCAATCAATCCTGCTGAATTGACCAATGCTCACGTGGGCTCTGCCTTGACGATAAGTGCAGATGGTCGGGTAGCCATGGCGTCTCATTTGAAATACAACGCAGGGTGCGGTGCTGCGCTGGTGTGGAATTTACCTTCCAGCATGATCACCCCTTACAGAGATGCTGGATTAGACAGCATCCCCAGTAACACCACTGAAGTGAACAATTTTGTGACTCGCGTGTCACAGATCTAACTCTGCGGCATAAAACCACACTCGCGGCGAGAGGGCTAAAAAACCCTCTCGCCTTTTATATCGCTTTTTTCTTTTTACATCACTTCAACATCATGACTCATAGCGTACGCCTGCCTGGCGGTGAGACTTACAATTTTGAACAAGGTATTGCTATCAGAGGTGCTGTACTGTCGTCACCTGATGGAGCCAAAGTGCTCGGGTTGCAGTTGCCTGGGGACACTAGCCTCAGGCGCCTTTATGACTGGGTGATTGAAGCCGAGACTCGCATCAGTGCATCTCAAGCGTCTGTACCGTTTGCGACCGGCCCTGAAGCTATTGCGGGGCTCAGTGCCACTAAGCCTGTGGGGCCTATGGGTCTTAAGGCCATCTTTGATGCTATTCGCGCCAGCACACCCACCGCACTGGATACCTTTGCTGAGTTTGCAAACGCCATTGGAAATGATCCTCAGTTTGCAACGCATATCTTTGCACTGATCGCTGCTAAAGCACCCAGTGCTTCTCCGACGTTTACTGGACTGGTGACGCTACCAAACGTCACCAGTCAATCTAGCCCTCAGCAAGCGGTCAATATTGGCGACATGGAAGCGGCTATTGAAAATATGCTCTTAGGCTTGATGCCCCCGCCAAATGCGCCAGTGCTTGACGGTGTATCATTTGCAGTGGTAGGCACGGACTATGTACTTTCAATGAGTGCTGTGCCCAGTGATCCGAGACTCTCTATTGCTGAGTTCCAAATCTCGTTTGGTACCAATGCGCCTGTCGTCGTCACAGCAACAGGTAATTCAGCTGTTTACAGCTGGCCTGCTGCGGGTACCACTGGCGTGTCACTTGACATCACCGTTTTGGCTAAAGACAATAAGAATAAGTTCTCAACCTCCACCGTGAAAACCATCACGATGCTGGCTGAACTGATTCAACATCCAACGATCATTTACCCGGCTGCCAACGCTTCTAACGTTGAATTTGACCCGGTCATTGAGCTGAGCCCTTTTACGGTTAACGTCGGCTCAGATACTCACGTGGCGACCAGTTGGGTTATTCGTGAGATCAGCTCTCAAGCGGTGGTGTGGCAATCGACCACAGACGCAACCAACCTCACCACCATCCACGTACCTCTAGGCTACCTGGCAGGTAGCCGTCAATATACCGTTGAGGCGACGTATCACGGCCTCACGCTAGGTGTGAGCGGTGTAAGCCGTCAGAACTTTACAACGGCTGCTCAAAAGGTAGCTCCTGCTGCGTCGGTGAACGGCAGCAGCAATGCTGTTTTTGATAATGCTGATTTGACGCTGGTTGTTAACAGCACCATGACGACGTCGCCTGATACCGCCGTTGTCAAATACAGCTACTCGATTGGCTCACCTAACAACCCAGTGGATAAACTGAGCGTTCTTTCACAAGAGACGCTGGTGATCCCCTATAATCAGGTGGTGTTCAATAACCAAAATCAAGCGACACTCTACGTGTGGGTCACTTACAACCATACCGGTGTGAGCGCTCAAGCTCAAATCACACTGACCAAATACGTGGCTCAGCAAGCAAGCTTCACGTACCCGTCCTATGTGAATAACGTGGCTTTGTTTGACATTCCTGTCAAGCCTGTTTTTCAAACCACAGCTTATGTGAGTAATGTGCCTGGTGATACGCATCAGTCTACTGTGTGGACGCTGACCAATCTTGACTCCAACTTTGTTGAACTGACCGAGACGACTGCCTCGGGCAATTTAACCAGCTGGACGCCTTCTAAACAGATGGCTGTAGGATCACATTACGCCGTCACAGCCAAACAAGTGGGTGCTTATAACACAGCAGGGACTCTGTCTAAAGTCAGTCAGTTTTATACTGAGATGAACAGCAGCGTCAAAGTGCAGCAATCTTCAAAAACACTCTCGCCTACCGCCTTGGCATCTGCCACCAGTATTGGTCTTGGCAGTGTGGCCATCAGCCACACGGGTGACAAAATCATGTTTGGTGACTTGGCGGCAGCGTACGCTCGCGGCGCCGTTTATACACTAGGTCGATCTGTGCTGGGTTACAGCGAACAGTCTGCTAATCTGGTTGAAATCACGTCGCCTATTTTCATGGCGCCTGACAATACCTATTACCAGGGCTTTGGTTTTAGAAATGCACTCTCTCCTGACGGCAGCTTTGCTGTAGCGGGTGGGTTTAATTCGGTTGGGGATGCTAACCGGTACTCTAACGTCACGGTGTGGGATACTGCTTTGGGTAACGTGTACGGCTACGGAGCACCTTCTGTTTTACCAGGAGATGCTAATAACGTCAACATCTCCCACACCTGGGGGTTGGCTGCGTCTAATGCCAAGAAGCGTGTAGTGTATCACAGCGCTTACCGAACGCAAATCAATGGCATCAATGGTACTTGGAGGCATGTGGTCGATACCATCGCACCTAACTTTACAGACCAGGTGCAGCCTTTGTTCTTATCGAGCGACAATACCAGCTATAACGCAGCTCAGCAGTATGACCCGCGTTATCCGTTGATGGATGGCAAGTATGTCAATCTATCCATTTCTGCAGATGGCAACACCCTGGCGGTGTGCTCACCTTATCAAGCTGGTGCTAATGGAGACTTCGTCAACGTCGTCACCGTCTACCAAGTTGTCAATAAAGTCTGGGTTGTTGTAGACCGTTTCTCAGATGACATAGACCGCAGCTACACGGCACTGCAGGCTCAGAATGATCTGGCGTACATGAACACCATGAGCATGAGCGGTGATGGCAACACCATTGTGTTGGCTGGCCGTACCCAAACCATCAACGGCTCAACCAGCGGGGAAGTCAACGTCTTCACTAAAACCGCAGGCGTGTGGTCTCTCTCTAATACGCTGAATCCAAACGTGTCCATTCTGGACCGAGTGGGTCTGGCTGGTTTGGGTGATATTGTGTTTGGTCAAGCTGTCAGCATCAACCACGATGGTACGGTGATGGCGGTACTCTACCAAGACCAAGCTCAACAAAAACCTGGTTTTTACGACATCTGGCGCCAAGAAAATGGGACTTGGGTTGAGATGGGTTACCGTATTGAGCCGGCCAGCGGCGTCTCTTTAGTGCTTAATGCACCGGGCTATCGGTTTGGTTCTTACGACTTCAAGCTCAGTGGAGACGGCTCTACGCTGGCGGTGTCAGAACCGTACTCTACCATAGGACAAGGCGGCGCTATTTTGATCTACAAGGTCGGCAACTACTAAGTCGGCATAAGTGGCGTAGAGGTTTTTCTCCTCTACGCCTTTTTAGTTTCTTCTATATAAACACTCAAGGATACTCATGAAAGGTTACCGAGCACCTGGCGGCCAAGCCATCAATTTTGTTGATGGTTTACATGTCAAGTCTGTGGACATGCAAGGCGGCCAAGCGACGCAAGTCTTCAATGTCTCTATTGGTGGAGATGCCGTCAAGACACTCTACAATTGGATTGTCGACGCCAAAACCAAACTGGATAACATTGCAGACCCTTTGGTCTTTGCAACCAACCAATCAGCTGTAGCAGGTACAGCAACCAATGAAATCATCACACCCGCAGCCGCTAAAGCCGTGTTGGCCCAGTACGTCGGTCAAGCCACTGCTCAGCTTGATACACTTAGAGAGTTTGCTCTAGCCATCGGAAACAATCCCAACTATGCAGCAGACCTCACGGCTCGTCTGAACAACTATGCTTCTACCGTTGACGCCGCTTTTTCAGGGCCGCTTTTGGTACCCACTGCCGTCAATCTGAATCATCAAAAGCAGTTTGTGACGCTAGAACTCTTACAAGCGCTTTTGCAAACGACGGTGTTAGGTAATCAAGCTCCGCCGTCATCGCCTTCAATTGTCAACAGCAGCCCAGCTTATAGTGGCCTCAATCTGGCATTGACGCTGTCGAGTGTGCCTAATGTTTCTGGTACATTGACCATTTCGTCTTTCAGTGTCCAAGTCGACGGCGGCGCAGCTCAAACTGTCATTGCCAACAATAACACGGCTATCTTCAATGTGACGGTAGCTAAGCTGGCTGGTCAAACGTTGACTGTAGCCGTCACCGCTACAGACTCTGCAGGCAAGGTCTCTCAGGTCAGTACGCGCACCTTCACCGTCGAGTCGCTGACGGTCGTGCCGCCCGTTGTCATCTACCCATCGGTGGGGTTGAGCAACGTGACGCTGCAGCCCATGCTGCAAGTTCAAAATCACCCTCTGGCCAGTAACGGTGCAGACCTTCAAGTCAGTGGACAACACGCTTCTACCACGTGGGTCATTAAAGACGCCAGCAATGCCGTTGTTTGGTCAAAGGTGGGTACAAGCGGCACTCCTGATGAACGCTACAGTGTTCAAGCGCCTGCACTCCTACCTCAAACCCTTTATACACTGGATGTATTCTTCACGGTGACAGGTATTGGGGTATCACCTACCAGCAGTGTGGTTTTTACCACGACGCTGCCTCAAACAGTGCCTGTGGTGACCAGCCCTGTCAACATTGCATCAGGTACAGAGTTGGTGTTTTCAGTGACCTCTGACGCGCCATATCCTGACACCAGTGTTACCAGTTTCATGTACCGTATTGACAGTAACGGTGCAGGTGCCAATTGGCTGGAACAAACAACGTCAACGGGCAGCGCAGTCATCGCCATGCCGAGTTATTCGTTTTCATCTGCGCCCGGGGCAACGCTGACCATCAGCATCTACGCCAAAGGTAACAACGGTGCAGAATCGAATCATGTCACGTTTAATGTGGCGCAAGTGATTGAAAATCCATTGACCTGGGCGATCAATACCACTGATCTGATTTTGTCTTTTGATCACCCCACCGTATCGGTCAATCCTTGGACAAACGTGGTGGACGGTAACCACATTCAAGGGTATGACTGGGTGGTCATTGACATGGCCAACAGTAACCAATTGGCTTTGCCTGGTAGTTTCATTCCAGACACCATTGGTAATGTTGGAAATGTGTTTACCATTCCAGCCATGCTCAAAATCAACCATCAATATCAGATGTACACCAGAGCTATTGCGCCTAAGAAAATCATTGAGTCGCCCACCATCACGTTCACGACCAGTGACGCGGCTCAGATTGTAGAAACTCAAAACATCACGCAAGTGGCAGCCAGCACAACCATTGATTATGCTACCACCATCGATGTTGATCAGACTGGGACGTCGCTGCTTATTTCTTCACCCAGCGATGTCAGTGGTGGACAAACCACGGGTAAGGTCTTTGCTATTGACGTGGCAACTGGATCTCCAGGTGCAACGGGTACAGGACCTTCAAGTCAAAGTGGTAACAATTTAAAGTTTGGCCAGCGTATTTCATACAGCGGTGATGCTCATACCTTTGCAGCGTGTTTTGATACGCTGCCTAACGTAGAAATCTACCGAGGTAGTATTCAATCAGGCTACAGCCTGTATGCCACCATTGCTATTCATGCAGACCGACTCTACCTCAATGAGGATGGCAACTATTTAGCTGTTCGACAATTTGTAGATACTGAGTACAGCGTCGTGGTCTATAACCTCTCAGGTGTGACGCCTGTGGTGGAGTATACCGTGACAGCGGACATGATCCATTCGCCACCTGGTACGGTGTACAGCTCGGCAGGGGAATCTTGGCGAACAGGCAACGTCATTCGCTTGAGTGCGGATGGGAAATACTTGGTGATGGGTTGCTGTACAAACTACACGTATGGTTCTGCCAATCGTGAGTTGTCAGCGTTTGTTTTCAAAAATACCAGTGTGGGTTGGGCCAAAGTAGGCGCTGTCTTTTCTGATGACAAAACCTCTTACGGCTCACTGGGTATGGACACCCAAGATAACTGGCTGGACATTGATGCTAACTGCTCTCGGATTGCCATTGGCATGCCTGAGCAACCTAGTCAATGTGTAAAAATTTGGGACGTCAACGACTATACCACAGACACCCCTACTTTTTCTGCTCCCGTGGTGATCACGGATGCTTCAACTTTGGTGATGAGTCAAAGTCGGTTTGGTTTTTCTGTTTGTTTGTCGTCAGATGGACAGCGCTTGGCTGCTACCAGCTTGAACGCCGCCAGCGTCTACATCAACAGCACCATCACCAGTTATGTGATCGGTAAATTCTCTGTCTTTGATCTCAAGCCCGCGGGGTGGACACAACAGCCTTATAACTACATCCCTAGTTTGTTCTCTGCGCAAAACACCAGTCAAACCGCAGAGATGTCACTGGGGCTGGGTACGCGCATGCGTATGAGCGGCAACGGACTCTATGTCTTTTTGAGTAATCAAGGTACGGGGTATTTAAATGGGTCTTACTCCACCCCTATCAACAACACCAACGTGTACCGATTCACAATCATGCCGTGACATGACTCGTCAGTCACTTCTTTTGTTTTTTAGTCTTTAAAAGGAGAACCTTCAGCATGGTTCAAACTGTTTACGCCAAAGTTGATGAACACGGCCGCATTGACCAAATCTACAATGAGAAGTTTCTCATTGCCAACTCCAAGCCTTTGTCTGACTACGTCAAAGGCTTTGCACAAGAAGCACCCCCAGTCACGCATGCTCAGTACCTGCAGCAGCAAGCGCTGATTGATACGCAAGGCGTGCTGCAAGTCTCCTGGGTCGTCAAGAACTATACACTGGACGAACTCATCAACCGCATGTCGTTTCCTTTCAATGCGCAAGACCTCACGCAAGCTATCGTAGACGCTTGTGAAGCGTTTGTTGATGAGCAGCTTGATCTCTTTGCTCAAAAGAAAGGCTACAAGAACATGGACCGTTTGGTCTCGTTTGTGACGTCGACGGTCGCCAGTTATAGTTACGACGCCAGCTTTGCAACTCAGCTGCGTGACCAAGTCTGGATTGAGTTCTATAAACTCATGGATCAATTCAAAGCTCGTGAGCTGCAGCTGTCTAATTCAGCTCAACTTCTGCAGCGGCTACCCTCTTTGGTGTGGCCGGATTAACCGACGTAACCTGATGCCTTAGACACGGCATACTCGCCCCTGGCAGCTTTCCCTCTTTGAGTGGAGGGTGCTGCCAGGGGCTATATGCCGCTTTTAAGGATTATTTTGAATTAGAGCTAGCGCTCTACTCTCGTCAGTCGTTTGCGCCGTGTAGAGCCGATTAGCTAGCTCCGTGGCCCCTTGTAGTTCGAGCTGTAGCGCATTAACAATCGCCAGCTGCTCATCAGCCTTATTTTTAAGCCCTATCAAGGTCAAAGCGGCATTTTGAGCTGCTGTTAAAGCCAGCACGGCGCTGTCGTCTTGGTAAGACTGTACAGTTGTTTTCAAGATGGTGAGCTGTGCATCCAAGTAAGCATAGATGGCTTGATGGCCTACAGCATCCCCCATCAGGATGGCGGTCTTAACTTCGTTAATGGCTTCAACCAGATACTCTAACCCCACCAAGTTTTGAGCAGACGTCATGTGGGCGGTGGGCGTATAGTCCACAGGGCGGTTAAGCATGTTCTCCCAATGGGGAGGACGGTTATCCCTATTGAGATTATCCAACAGAGCTTGAGCCGTATCGAAGTTTTTACTCCAACGACCACCCAGTTCTTGGTAATCAATAGCTACACTACTGACTTGGCTGTTGAGAATCAGAATCGTTCGAAAGACCAGTAACCCACCTGTCATGGCGCTGGCTAGACTGAGCAGGTCAACGCACTTGTAATCGGTGCCTGGATTCAAAACAGCGTTGGTATCTGTTCGTCGAACGACTAGGCTTTGTTCAAAGAAAGGCGAATGCTCTGGTACAACTGAACGTACCAGTTGAGAGCCCAATGTGTGGATCTCATTGACACGCTTGTTGGTGGGTGCAGTACCTGTGTAGTCTGCACTGCTGGCATTAGGGACAGGAGAAGTAGCCACGTGTGGATTCTTTCAAGATAAAGTTGAATTCTTAGGAAGCGTTTCGTTCAATGACAACAGACTCAAGTGCATACTTGACGTTGTTGACTGAACGTGTTTGAATCAGTTCAAACTGAACTTGATCAGTTTGAAACGTCATGTGAGTCGTCCAGACCCCTTTCGTGTCTGCAGGGTTATGTTGATAAGATCCAATCAAAACCCCATTTGCTCTCAAATCAAAGTTAAGTGTTTGACCCGGCTCTACGTGTAGAGTGATGGTGATTTGATGACTTGTTTTAGCAGCGCTGGTGACCGCTTGCGTCCAATCTACCAAAGAGGTATTAACGCTAGAGCGTCTGCTTAAGAAGGAGCGCCCTACGCCTACTTTAGACAGCACAAAAGCAAACGGGTGGCTCACATACACCATGTTAGGGATATGTTCTACTATCGCTCCTGTACCAGCCCCAAAGGCGGCGTCTTGGCGACCAAAAGAAAAGTCAAAGTCTTGCCAACCACCAGAGAAGTAAGCGTTGGAGTTGACAACACTAAAGCAGTTGTGATGACGTTTGAAATAGTCATCTAAAACATCGATTTCATACAGACTCAATAGTCGGTTATAGACCAAGAATTCGATCACTTGACCAGAGCTGTTAGGCAGAGCTTGCAAACCGACCAGTCCACCTGACTGGAGAGTCAGAGGCTTCTCTAGCCCAGACCACTTGCCGTACTGCCGAGCATTTTGACTACTCAAAAAGTAGCTTTGATTCACATCACCCGTGCATGCAAAGTAAAGCACAGTTGCATCTTGGGCATGTCCTTGATAACTCTTAGCGTAAACCATTCCGTTAATACGGATACCCACATCTTGAGTCAAGTCGATCTCAATAGTTTCGTGAGCTAGCTTGACTTGTCCTTTGAAGTCATTACTCACCACCAAGCACAAAGTGACTTCAGCACCCGTACTCACTGCTAAACCGCTGATGTCACTCACCGCACTACTCAGCGACAGGCCAGGCCCTTGAACAGTAGCCCCATTGAGCATCAAAGACCGAGACTGCCCCGTATGGTCTCTCCAGTACGTGGTATTGTTATCAGCCACTCTAGAGAAATCAAACCAGCAGGTCAAGTCCTGTATATACTTAGGACTGTCAAAGTGCCTTTGAGTCAATGCCCACTTGGCAGCGATGTGTTTAAGGGCAAGCGCTTGCGTGATGTTTTGAAAGTATTTCTGTTGACGACTATTCATCCACTTTTGCCTGACAAGCCTGTCTTGCAGCATGATGGTGCGGTCGACTGAATCGTCAATCAACGCTTTTTGTTCTAGTGTTTCTTTACGAATATTAAAAACTTGTTGTTCAATAGCGTCTGTGATGGACTGCTGCCTTTGATCAACAAGTTGGATCAACTCAGCATTCGTCGCCGGCCAGGCCACTTGTAAGATGTGGTCATGGATCGCCGTATCTTTGACATGCATGGCCGCTTCCAGTGCTTGTATAGGCACAGAGATCTGATCCATGTCGTAGTACGTGTAGAGTTGATGGATGTGAGGCGCAGGTGTAAACTGCTTGGGCTTTAAAATATCAGTGGTCCAATCAAACGTCTGATTTGGATCAAAGATAGCGTTGTACGCTGCAAAGAACGCCTGCCGGTTGGCGTACTCTGGACCACCCACATACTGCGCAGTGACGTTAACGCTGGTTGCAGTCACGCCAGCGGCCATCACAATGTTGCAGTGAATTGCCTTTTTGAGTTCACGACTACTCAGACTCAGGAAGTCCCCCACATGGTAGTCCACCCCCTTGGTGAGCGTGACCCCTTGATCGGTTATGACGATCAAAGAGTTGCTATAAAAAGCACCCCACTCTGGAAGAATGAGTTTGTAAACAGGTACAGGGTAGTTCTCTGTTTTCAAGTTGCTTGCCGCTTGTCCTGTTTGGTCAAACGGTAGTAAAAACACAGTGTCTGTCATAACGTCTTTTCAATTTAAAAGGGTTTAAAAGTCATAGCATTCTGCCGAGGACGGCATAAAACAACGTGCAGCACTTATAAGCATGCTGCACGTTGTTTCAATGTCAATGACAAGCCCGTTAAGCGGGCGGCAGGTGCTGAAGGATGTACTGCTCTAAAGAAGCATTCTTCAGCTGTAACGCACTCAGCTGAGCCTGTAATGTTTCGATCTGTCTGAGGTAAGACGCTTGACTCATCATGTTGTTTTGACGAACCGTATTGAGTACCGCATGGTCTTCTGGGCTGATGAGCGTCTGAGGGCCGTAAGTCATCACCTCTACACGCGACTCCACACCAATTCGGCGCTTGACCAGTTCAGCCATGTCAGTGCAAAGAGGGCCCAAGTCTACCGTGTCCGGTAGCGCAGAGAGCGCAATGCCCAGCATGGTCAAACTGTAGACAATCCCAGAGGGGTCAGGAAGACCCAGCAAATAACGATTGGGGATCTTTAGCAGCTCTCCGTCATAAGACTGAAAAGCAATGACCTTGACACCATCGTTGACGTCTTGATCAAAGTTAGTTTCTAGCAGGCCATTAGCCTGGTAGATATCAACCATTGGGTCTTGCTCAGACGCCACCATGCCTGAGATCGATTCAATCCCAATGCACTCATAGATAGCACCATCAACTACTTTGGTATCAAAAGGAGCGCTACATTTAATCGCTCCTCGCATGCCGACATTGGGGGTAATAAAACTCATCGTGTTTTACCTCTTTAAACCGGAGTAGACGCCTTAGAACTCACCAGGAACGTCGCGCCGTTATAGTTGCAGCTGATATAGAGGATACCATTGCGAAGCACCTTACGGAAAGCCACAGGCACGTCCACCGCTTGAGTGAGTGTCTCAGCAATTGGCATCATGTCAGCTAGTCGACTCATGAACCCTTGCGTGTTCAGATTCATGCGGCCAAAGTCCGTACTGGTACTAGGCGCTGTGATCAGATCAGGAAACACGTCCGTCAAGTAAAATTTACTGTCACGGTTGTCCGGGTTACCCACTACCCCGACAGCCAAGTACTTGTACGGGTGCACAATCGCATGTGCTGTATTTTGGATATGAGTTTGATTCAGGGTGGGAAGCACGGCCTTCAAGCGAGTAATCAGCGCACCGAGCTTGATCACGGGCGAGTTGACTCCTGCCGTATTGGTCAAAGGGGCTACCGCATAATTAGCCCAGTCAGGAATGAGTAGAAACTCAAGACTTTTAAAGATGTCAGGCAGGTATTGCTGCCACTCCTGAACCGTATGCGTGCTGTGAGCTGCGATATAGTCCAGCACCGCTTGGCGGATCAAATCTTGATCATTGCCACGAGGACCGTAGATCAGGAAAGACCAATCCGTCGGTGTGGAAACACTTGGGTTAAGCGTATTGACCAGCGCATAAGTCTGAGATGCCAGCACCGTCTCAGGGTAGCTGCTGCGAGCACTCTGAACCGCGTTGATCTTGGTAATGAAATTAATAGCATTGACTGCTGTACTGACTGCCGTATAATCACCAAAGAGGTTATCCACAGGCATGGGCGGCACCACGACGATCTCATAGTCGTCATACTGCACGCGAAACACTGCGTCACTGAACCACAACCTGCACGTCGTGGGCTCGGTAGCATAACTGGAGTCACTCCACGACACATCACTTGGCCAGAGCTTGCCAGCAGGCCCCACCACCATTTGGCTGACTGCCACGTTAGTGCACGTCGTGCCAAAGTTGGCTGTAAAGTCACTGAGGAAAGCCGTCTTGGTGTCGGCACCTACCACCGCTTGCTGGCGAGTCTTCACCCAAGCAGCAATAGCGCTCAGTTGAGTGATCATGACGGTGGGTACGGCCATCTTACCAGAGGTGTCTGAGTTGCTGGTAAACACAAGTACTACAGAAGCACCAGTTTGAGCGTCGCTGTAGCTTTTGATGTCCCTGGCAAACGTCCAAGCGTAGCTGCTGAGTTCACCCACAGGTGCTGTTACATCTGCAGCATTATCCGCAAAACCCGGATAGGCCACAAATCCTTTGATTTTGTACGTCATGGTGTCTAACCTTTGCTCTATGTTGAAACAAAATCTACAGCACTGGTGTTCAAAAGTGCTGTAGGCTATACCATTCTTTTAGGCGATCAAATCTTTATACTCATTTAAAAAGGGATCTTAGCTATGGCTTTTCCATTTGTCAAGCTGGTGATGGTGCTGGTGAAATATGGCCAAGAGTTATTCCTTGGCCAGCCGCCCGCTCATCAGCGCCGTCGTAAAACGGATGTACCGTTTAGTCGTTTAGAGTCACTCAAGAAAATATTCATTTGGGCCGGTTCTATCTCAATCATCGGTTGCGTCTATCTAGTCATGCAGCTCTACCATGTTTCCAGCAAATACAATAAACTCGTCAACGAGAAAAAAGAAGCAGCAGTTTGTCCTGCATCCGATGATCCAGTTGTCAAAGAAACCCCATCTGTCCCACCTGAAACCCCTAGCGCTCCTTTAGAGCCGCCTCAGCGAAAACAAATCCCTGCACTCATCCTACCGCCTACCAGACAAATCCCTAAACCTCAAGAGACAACAGATGACGACAACGAACGCCATCAACGACTGCTCAAGCGTTTGCATGAAATTGACAGCCATTAAACTCTCTGTTGCTGCAGTGCTGCTGTGCTTAGGCTCGTGTAGTTTCACGACCCACATCACCATGCCTGCTCCTGTTATCCAAGAGATCACTCAAGCAGCTAAAAGTAGCACGTGCCCTGTTTACGTGCTACCTCCTGCAACTGATTTACCACCTGTACCCATTGCACGCATGCAAGGTACTGCCCCTGCAGATATAGATGCCAAGATCAACATTTTGCTTGACGCTTTAAAAGAAGCTCGCAAAGTGCATCAAGAAAGAGAAGCTACGCTTAAAAGTAGCTACCAGCAGTACTTGGCCATCTGCTCAGCTGCAGCGCAGTAAAAAGAAACCACATATCACCATCTTGTGTCTGCGACAAAAAAGCTCAACCCCTTTTCACTTTTTGAATACCTATGGCTAAAAAAGAAAAACCTGTTGAAGACCTTAATCCTACAGGTCTGGTCTACTACACCGATGGTGGTGCGCGTTGGGGTCCTAAGGGCTCTAATCCAGGATACGCTGGATACGGCATCCATGGCTATTCCTACAACTATGGTGAAATCAAAAAAGGAATTGGCCTCTCAGGTGTGATTACCACTGAAACTGGCTACAGTACCAAGTCGGGTGATAAGGCACAAGTCAAACCACTACACTACGTGGATGGCTACGGCACGCTTGAAGGTTTTCAGTCTAATAACGCTGCTGAGATCCAAGCAGCCACCATGGCTTTAGCGCATGCTAAAGAGTACCGACTTGACCACCAAGATGTCAAACAAATCAATATCATCACAGATAGCCGTGGTGTAGTTGATGCTGGTAATCAGTGGCTGAGCAAGTGGAAGTCTAATAACTGGATCAAGTCGGATGGCACACCAGTCAAGGGTCAGGAGTGGTGGAAGCTGCTGAGTTCTGAGCTGGATAACCACAAGTCTAACGGTGTTCAAGTCAATTTTGTTTGGGTCAAAGGTCACTCAGGTGAAGTCGGCAATGAACAAGCTGATCAACTGGCGACGCTGGCAGTCACTAAGAATAAAGAAGGTGACCGAGGCCACACGATCAAAGAAACTCCTCTAGAAAAGTACTGGAGCGAGACTTACCAAAAACATCCGCTCATCACGCAAAGAGCCATGTACTTTGTGACCGATGGAGCGACTCTAAAACCAGGTTGCTACTACCTAGGCAACCATGGTAAAGATGACGACATGATTGGTACACGTATTCCTGATGGTTACTACAGCTATGTCGAACTGGCAGAGACTGAACCCATCATGGAGATTCTCATCAAGAGACAGATGGAACTCACCTGCCCTGAGATCAGAATCATTGTGGTCAACTTAGTCAAGCTGCTGAGTCAAAACGTAGCCAGCAAGGTGGTTCAATATGGACCGCAATGTTTCTTGAAAGATAATCCAAGGCGCTATGACTTGGTCTTTCTAGACGACGAACGTATTGCTAAAGAAATGGACCCACCCATTCAAGCGTGGCAAGCGGTAGAAGCTTTGAATATTGTCAAGACCATCTTCAACAGCATCCAGACCAGTGATCCAGCGTATATCCTTTACGACATCACACCTCGCCTGTACGCACAAAACGAGAAAAACAAAACAGTTTTGAAGCCTGAGTTTGGTACGGGCTACTGTGAAATGAAAGTCGACATTGAACCTCCTCAAGGGTTTGATGCTAAGCCCATCAAGCTCATCTTCGGCGTCGACCTGCCTGCCAGAAATTCTCTGAAGCGAATGGAAGACCTAGAGCCAAGTGTTAAGCTGGTGGTTTGGATAGAGGGAGCAGGAATCGTTCGGTTTGCCACGTACGTAGAAACAAAGACAGGCAAAGGCTTGTTTGTGTCCTACTACAGCAACCGAGTTGTTCTCAAACCGACAGCCCAAGCAAAGTGATTGTTCTCACAGCTCGCTTCAAAGCGTGAGTTAAAAGAGGCCCTTTCTACGGGAAGAGTCTCTTTTTTCTTTTTATGTTTGTGAGCTGTGGGTAGTGTGCGCTACTCCACCGAAGGCGAAAAAAGGAGGCTCGTGCGCGCTGCAACCAGTCTTTGTATTTCGGGCTCTCGTAAGAGTGCCGATCTCCCAACCAAACTACCGGTGCTTTTACTTTCTTCTCTTTTGTAAGCGAGTAAGTCTAATCATGAATCTTGATGCATTTGCCATGAGAAATAGCCGGTGGCTGAAGATCATTTTTTCAATGCTGCCGAGCTGGATCATTCGCTACACGTTTCTAGCGTCCCTAGCGGCTGCTACGCGTGCTGTCAACCTAGAAGATAAACAAGCCAGAGCCAGTTTGAATGACATCTTGCACCTCGTCAATAAAGACGAGTCACTCAGTGCTGTAGCCATGGTGTCTAATACGGTGTGGTCGTGTTCTGACATAGCACCTGCTGACTTAGGCGAAGAAGAACTTCGTGGTCAGGTAGAACGCTTGGTAGAACGCACCCCAGATTGGGCTCGCTATGACGAACCCCAGGTGATGGTCAGAGATGCGCTGGCGATGTTTGAGTTCTCTCGCCACGCTCCACTGTCAAACTGATTTAAAACCACTAAGCTTTTCAGCAGGAAAAAACTACTTCTTCCTGCTGAAAAACTCTTTTTTCTTTTATGCCGTCTTTTTCATAAGACACACCCATGTGGTGTGATACTAACTTCTTTGAGTATAAACCACCATGACTGTCAACATCCCTCTAACGGTGTATTTAGCTACACTAGACAACATTGCTGAAGTAGGTAACATCCATTCTAAAATCAAGACAGATGAAACTGGGATTATTCCAGAAGAGATCATCACGACCATTTACGATAAAGCACATGGTCAGTTCACTTTTGAGAGTGACACCTATGGCCCTTACGTGATCGACTCTACGAAGCATGTGATACTGCCTGAAAAAGATTGGTATACGCTTAGCGAGCTGTCGTTGAGGTTTTAAAAATGCCTCAAGAAGATATTGTCAGAGTAGAGTTTGTAGACTTGATGAATCACTTGCAGTCTGCAGCTCAGTGTGTGAGGTTTCCTATACAGGTACAGCATCACATCCTAAGTCCTAGAACTGCCATGGTGATCATCAAGACCAAAGATCCTATTTACCTCAGAGAGTTGCAACGTATCTTTGATCAAGTCCACCACAATTGGCTAGTGACCTCACGGGGGGTTTCTGGTATCTATAAACACCACAGGTCTTACGTGGTGGGTGTCAAGTCTTTTTTCTTTGTGTACGTACAAGCTCATAGCGAAGGCGCATGGATCAACATCAAAGTGTAGTTAAAAAGTTGGTTGACAGAGCAGTATTTGCTCAACTGAGCTTTAACCAAATATGGGACATTTTAGAGCGACTCAGCCAAGTGTCTATCTTGTTAATGGACATTACGCCAACGGTTTACATGAGAGATAACATCAAAGAAAATAAACTCTGCTCTGAGTCGTTAGTCCTCATGAAAGAGCTAGAGCAGCTGTTTCTTCGGTATAAAGGTACAGTCAAATTACACCGTCATGGAAGGTGTATAAAGTTGACCTATAAAGACGTACCAACTGATTTGATTGACGTGCATAAAGGCTTTCTAGACAGAGCAGCCCGTTTGATTAAACGGCATAGAACGCTTTAAAGCGGCATAAAAGGCAGGCCTAGACGCCTGCTCATTATGCCGTCTTTTGTCAGGGGATTAACCCATCACGTCTTCCACACTAGAAATGGTGGAATCAATCGCGCTGATGCAAGCCAGCACCAGATAGTAGATGGTCGCAAACATCTCCAGCTCGCGTGCCACGGAGTGTGCATGCGCTGCCAGCCGGTTAGCAGCTTCTTGAGAAAACTTGCGGTCTTTATTAGTCTTGAGTTCTTCCAGAATGATTTTGACATAGTCGTTGCATTCTTGAACCAGACTGGAAATGGTATCTCGGTTAACCGAGTTGAGGTTGGTAGAAACTTCATTAATCAGCTTGAACACCATCGGCCAGTCATTGTTGCGCTGCACGACCTTGTTATATGTCGTGACGCCTCCAAAGGTGTCTTTACCGTAGCAATGCTGCAGCTTAGCGTAGAAGTCTTTACGAACCTTTTCTTGTAGATCGGTATCGCGCTTATCCACATTGGCAGACAAACTAAACTGGTGATCGGAAACAAACTGAGCTAAGAACTGCGTGTAGGGCTGAAGCATGTTCGGAATGAGCATCTTCAGGTGCAAGCTCAAAGGCTGCAGCACATGCAGCAGCTCCAGATAAGGTTTCACAATCCCTTCGGGGCGAAATGCCCGAATAGAGCCCATGCTGGTATAGGGCATCTTTTCTACCAGTTTCAAAAACTTCTTCTGGTCAGACTTGAGGTCTTGGATCTCCACGCCCCCGATCATGTCATCGGCAAAACGAAAGATGCTTTGCACCTGTTCGACCATGCTCTTGAACATGCCAGATGCATTGAACTTAAAGAAGTCTTCTTGAGCCAGCGCAGAAGCGCCCAGCTGCGTGAGTCGAATGAGTTGGTCTTGTTGGTTGTCAGTCAGTACGGTCATGATTTCTCAGCCACCTTAAAAAGAAGAAAAAATGAAAAGAGGATCAAGAAATGGACGTATGCAAAAATAGAATGTCCACAGATTCTTTGAACAAAGCCCATGACAGCCATGTCGTGCCACTACTGTCATTCACGGAAGACTCAAACCATGCAAATCGACTTTAGCATCCTGCCTCAGACAGAAGAGGCCCCTTTGATTACCCCTATGTTCAACGTTGGTTGCTTGTTTGATATTGCAACTGGTCGTTTCATTCGTGGTATTCATGGTGAGCATATTCTCAGTGGCGGCGCAGGTGCTGTCACTGGGTTTGTGGGTATTGCTAATACGTATAAAACCACTTGTGCTGAGTATATGCAGCTCACCATTGGTGCGCGTTTCCCCTACGCCATCATGGACAAGCACTGTACAGAACTCAGTGCACAAGTCGAGCGTTCTCGCCACCTTGCAAGTCAGATCCCTGAGTACCTTGGAGAAGACCCGACCAGCTACGGTACCAGCCGCTGGAAGCTCACCAACCAAGCACAGTACTGGGGCAATGAGTGGTTTAAAGATAAGCGCATTTGGCTTTCAGCCAAAGCAGATAACCGAATGAAGTTTTCGTTCACGTCGCCTTTCCCAGGTAAGGACGAAAAACCCATGAAGATGATGTACCCGACCAGCTCTTTGGTAGACTCTCTGACTCGGTTTGAAACTGAATCGGTCAGTGAGATGGATGAGAAAGCTGAGCTGGGTGACTCTGCAGCCAATACGCTGTACATGAAAGCAGGTCAGGCCAAAGCTCGCATGGTGGGCGCTTTGCCTCGTCTTTCTGTCGACGCAGGTCATCTGTTTTTCCTGACGGCGCACGTGGGTAAGCTCATTGGTATGGACCCTTATGCTGGTCCGACCCGTAAGCTAACAACTTTGAAGAACGGCGACGTCATCAAGGGTGTGACTGATAACTTCCTCTTCCTGACCACTCAGTGCTGGCAAACGTATAACGCAGGCCCTTTGATTAACCAAACTACTAAAGCTCCTGAGTATCCTCGTAATACGGACGACAACGTCTCAGGTGATACTGATCTGGTGCTGCTCACACTCAATCTGCTGCGTAACAAGTCAGGTCCTTCTGGCCTCATGATGAATATTATCGTGTCCCAAGAAGACGGCTTGCAGCCTTCTTTGAGTGAGTTCCATTACTGCAAAATCAATGACCGCTGGGGTCTTGGTGGTAACGATAAGAACTACTACCTTGAACTGATGCCAGAAGAAAAGCTGAGCCGCACGACAGTGCGAGGTAAACTGGATAAGAACGCTGCGCTTCGCCGTGCTATGAATATCACATCTGAGATGCTTCAGATGAAAATGCTGTGGGATAATATCCCAGCAGGCTACATGTGTACGCCCTTAGAGCTGTACACTGATCTCAAAGCCAAGGGTTACGATTGGGGTAAAATCCTCAATAATACCCGAGGCTGGTGGACAGCTGAGCAAGATGATCACCCGCTCAAGTTCTTGTCTACCATGGATCTACTGGCCATGCGTGCTGGCGTTTACCAGCCGTACTGGGACCCGCAAGACAAGCTGCTCAAAGTTTAAAGACATTTCCATTATGAGGTCAACTGCTGGTGAGGACAGCTGACCTTTTCCTTTTTCCTCCTCCCAATTCACACACCAAGGTATCCACATGCGTTTTCTCAAAGTCCTCATGGCAGCCATGCTGCTGATCGTCGGTGTCGTCTTCGGCGCACATGCCCAAGCAGCACCCTTCGGCCTGATGGCCAACCCGACCTTCCTGCCCAACAACCCGCTGGTCACCGTCAAGGCCGGCTACCTGCAGCCGATCCCGAGCTGGCAAGGCAGCGGCAAGGCCAACGTCGGCCTCTACCCGGTGATCGACGGCCTCTACATCGGCCAAGCGGCCGGCACCATCTCCGGCTCGGCCAGCATGCTGCCCTATGCTGCCAACCCGAGTGTGACCCAAGTCGTGGCCGTGCCGACCAGCTGCCCTCAGCAACGTGTCGATGTGACCTTCGCCTTCATCGGCGGCCCGGTCTGGAGCCTGGCGCAAGACGCTTTCAAGATCACGGTGAGCAACAGCGTGCAGCGTTACAGCTGGATCACGGCGCCGGCCAAGACGGCAGGCCCTGACCAAGTCTACAACTACCTGCTCAACCTGCCGGTGGGCAAGACCTACATGGTCAGCCTGGGCAGCGCCATGAGCTACAAGGCCAACACGCCTGCTCCGGCTGGTATCCAGGTGAAGTACTTCCAGATCACATGCATCTGACTCGTCTACTCTAGGTAAGAGACATGCTGGTGCTTAAATATAGAAAGCACCAGCATTTTATAGTTTAGCATTATCACACCCCTTCCAACCGTTTTCAACGTGCTTCTTTAAGAGGTTAAATCCATCATGCTCTCGCAACAAGAACTTTTTCGTGCTCGTCTGCCGGGCGAAATCGATATCGTGGATGAGGTCACTCGCATGTTTCGTGACCGAGGCCACACGCATCCCGACTTCTGGGTCGACCCGCTGAGCCACAGCATCCGCGCCAACGTGCGTACGCTCAACTGGCGCCTGCAGATGAAAGCCATCTGCGACTTCTTTGTGCTCAAGATCGGCACCCATGGCCTGGTCAACGGCGAAGACACTCGCACCGTGCGTGCGTTCGGCCTGATCACGTCTGAAGAGTCTGAAGTCGGTCAAGTCCTGGCTGGCTGGGACAAGTCGCTCGTGATGTACATGGTCGACCGCAACGTGAGCGTGTACTAATACACGCTTGCTGGCGCAGCAAGAACTACCTAGTGCTTTTCTGAGTAAAAGCCTAGGTAGTCATCTTTTTTCTTTTATGCCGTCTATGGTTTGAGACTGATTTTTTCTATTCACATTTTAAGGATAAAACGACCATGGCCAAACTAGGCAACCGAAAAGCAGCTGAAGCTATCATCATGAAGTGGATTCCTCAGATCATCCCGAATGGGGTGAACGAGACAATCTACAAAGAAAAGCTAGCTGCTTTAACCGATGAAGAGTTTCACAACCTCATGCTCACACTCAAAGCAGGAGGCACTCTTCCCATCTATACACCTAACTACAACGATACTCGAATCAATACCAAGCACCTGTTCAGGTTAGCCAAGACCATGGGTGTGCAGCTCTTTCACCGCATCCAAGTGCCTGAGTCTGAAACGAATCGCCCTTACCTGACACCTCGTAAATACTTGGTGGTGAGGCTGCCTTACCGACGAGCGGCTCAGCTGCTTGTCAAAAAGATCAGCATCCCTGCAGACAACAACTCTGTTGACTTCTATACAGGTCAAGTCACCGGCTCCAGTAAAGGCGCTTCCATTTCTCTGCCTGAGCTGCGCATGCTCTCAGCCATGAATCTGTCCCACTCTGTTGTGGAACTAGAGAAATACAGAGGCGGTGATGAGGGTGGTTTCAGAGCGATGAACTACACGCTCCACCAGCAGGGTCGAGTCTCCATGAAAGAAATCAGTCAATTTGCCTCTGGTGTGCGTTCCACCTGGACACTGAAGCAATTCCTCAACGCGGCCCACCTGAAGAACACCTTAACCGATAAAGCATGAACAACCCCTCTCAACTCTACATTGATATCCAAGCCCTACTCGATACCCGTCTGGGGTGTCTCATGGGGCTACACGAAGAGTTTGCTCTTTTCGTCACCAAACGAAAAGACTACTACACCAGAGAAATCGACTGCTTTACTCACCCTGAGATGGGCGAGCTAAGTCGAGAACTCTTTGAAGAAACTCTTTCTAAACAAGGCCCTTCTGTTCTTGACCACAGTCCTATGACCTGTATGGTCGAATGGGTGAGGAAATGGCTAGAATACTTTGTCGTACAAGAAGTTAACTCCCCTATTAAAGGTGGGGTCAATATCACGATCAATACCTTTCCTTTTGAGCTAGACTCAGAAGAACGAATTGAACTAATAGAAACTTTAAAAGTTTATTGGGGCCCTATTTTCCCCATGTCGGTTATTTGTGTTGACCCACAGAAAATAAGCTTGATTAATGACAGCCACAGTACCTACATCTTTTACTATGCTCTGGACTGGCTCAAAGCTAACGAACAAGTCATCAACGGCGCTAGTGCGTTTAATAAAACGGTGTATCTACCTAAGATCAACTTAGTCAGAGCACTGACTAAAGAAGAACGTACACAACTCCAACAAGAAGGTATTGATCCTTTTGATTTGATCAGTGAAGCGTTTAAGATGAAGTTGAAAGTAGAGTTCTTACCGATACAGCTCTACTGCATCGACGCTCCTGAAAACCCTTCTTGTACGAAGTGAAGTGAGCAGCATAAAAGGCAGGCCTAAGAGCCTGCCCCATATGCCGCACTGCAATTTTTTCTAATCACATATCACTAAGATGAAGTAGGGAATGTATCTCTACAACTTAGGAGTATTACCATGTCTGTCCGTCAAACCCTGAGCGTCTCGACTTCGGTCGAGACGTTTTTGTTTAACTTCAGCTCGACTTCGGTCGAGCTGGTTCTGAACCAGCGCGTGGCTGGCCGCGTTCGCGCGGCCACAGTCCGCGCTTTGTTCGCGGCCGCAGTGGCCGCCTTCTCGGCCGGCGCTGGCGCCGCCGAGGTGGATGACTATTGCGACAACGCGGTCGTCGCCGGGCTGAACTGGCAAGCGGCGATCGATGACATATTCACTGCAGCGATGCAGTGAAGTTTCCCAGTAGTGAGAAAGAGGGTCAGTAGGCTCTCTTTCTTTTGCCTGTGCTTACCAGGCTTTGTAGTAAGCAAATCAATTAGGAGTGAATTATGTCTTTCTACGCTGATGTTCTTGCCGGGCGAGTTCAAATGCCCCACCCGCAGTCATGGGACAGCGTGTTTGGGGGCTTTGACCAGATTGAGGGGGCGACTCAGGCCGCCTCGCTGGCGAAGATCCCCAGCTGCCGCTGGGGTATTCTGGCGTTCGACGACCAGAATACCAACCCGGTCGCCATCCCCATTTTCCCCCGGCTTGGGGGAAATGGCCTGGAAGAGGCGGTTCAGGCCGCCGCTGCGGTGGCCGGCATCTTGTACTCGACCACCCACGTGGTCGACGTGCGGCTGCGCGTGGCGGCTGTCCTGCCTGGCCTGCAAAGTCACGCCAGCTTCACCTTCTGAAGGGGGGTTATCATGACCCCCTTCAACGAGCCGCGCGTTTACGCGGCGGGGTTGTCTACGGACGACCCCACGCAGGCCTTCGCTTATGGCGAAGGCCTCTTCGTCCGGCAGCGCAACAAGGTGGCGTTCACTACGTCCGGCAATTTCATTGCCGAGCTGGCGCAGGGGCTCTGGTACCAGATCAATGGTACCCGGGTGAAAAAGCCCGCCACGGCGGTGATTAAGCCGGACATCGCAGTCCGGGCGTTTTCGCATGACCGCTACATGGCGGTGATGTCAGAAATCGCCACGGACTGCGAAGCGGTCCAGGGGTTGCTGGAAGGACAGCCCCTGGTCCAGAACTTAGACCTAGTGCCGCGAATGGCACCGCATACGCCAGCTGCCCCGGGAGAAATCCCGGAATTTAAGCTGGTGGCATCGCCGAACAGCGGCAGCTCCTTCACGTCGGATGTAAAGTTCGACGTGAAGTTTGGCAATCTGTCTTTCCGAGACGAGACGGGCAACCGCATCGTCGTGAACGACCTGCTTCCGTATGCGCAGGAGGCATTTCGATTTGACGTGACTATCATGAAGTTTCAGCAGCTGGCCGCCCTGGTGCGGCTGGCGCTGACCTTTAATGAAAGTCAGACGTCTTGGAAAATCCAATGGGTCTTCGTGCCGCAAACCGGGCTGTATTACAGCCTTGAGGCGGCATAAAGCCCAGAGGCGTACAAAGGATTAAACCCCCTTTGTACGCCTCTTTATTTTTTCTCACTTTTTCTTCTGAGAGGCCATGAATGAATCATAGTTCATGGCAGGCACACCAATGGTCATTTCATCAGGTGCCATAGAGACTTCTACAGTACTCTCATCGAGTTGAGGGGCGCTGCGGGCTGCTCCGTTTTCTACGCGGCCAATCGCTTTCAAACCACCTTGATCTAGCAAAGCAGCAATCAAACCAGCAGCTTGTGCATTGGCGTTAGCTGCTGTATCATCCACCTTCAGCTTAGCCAGTTGAATAGCAGCATGGTCCATATCGCGCAGCAAACTACCCAGCGCTCCTATTTTCTCACTGTGCATCTTGCCCAGGTCTTCACCTGCAGCAGCCACAATAGAGTTTACCAGCGCTTTTCTTGTTTGACGAGCAAAGCGCAAATCCACATCCGCATCAGCCAGATGACTCTTCAGATCCAACATGATAGACACCTCCTAACAAGGGGATAAGCCTTATTACAAAATACATTAATCACAAATTACTTACTAGAACTTATTCAAATATTTATTCAAGAAAGCTTCATGATGAACAAGTCCAAGACTCTGGAACAAGCACATCTAGCTGCTCAAAAGTTTCTTAAGCAAGGCTACTTGCTAATGACTGATCAGTCACTTCAAGCTCGCTTACAAGAAAAGAAACCTTTTATAGACATTAAAGAATGTCCACGTCAAAGATCAACTCATGGTTGATTAAACGTTACGGACTTTCGTCTGCTTGACTTACCTCACACTGCCTATCCCCCAACACTTTAGGCAATCAGGAGAAACTCTGACCATGGAACAAAATTCCAATCCTCAACGTGAGCAGCGCACATTGGCTCGGTTCTTGGCAGGCCATACAGGCCCGCGTTCACGCCGTCCAAATGCGGCAGGGCGTGTGCTGTGGGACTTGTGGGCCCAAACCATGCGCTCGCTCAACATCTCGTCTGACCGACTCAGTAGTGCTATTGATACTTACATCAAAGCCATAGAAGCTAAAAACAAACATCTACCTGAGTCAGCTCGTATCAAGCCGTTCTTCAAAGGCAACATCCTACCTGAACTCTTAGGTTCAAGTGCACTTACTCTTAAGTCCGTCCTACGCGCCTGGCACATCGTCGGCATTGTGCGTGTAGAATTCAATGTCAAGTTGATCACGTTCAATCGTCAGGAAATCAATGTCTCGACTTCTCTCGATCTTCAAAACATCAAAGCCACCGACGACGAGTAGTCTTAAATTGACCCAAGCCGAAATGAGTGAAGCCATCACTCATTTTGCTACCATCTTGAGTGCTCGCAGCACCCAAGTCACTGAAGAAGAGAAAGGGGTCGTCTCTTCTTTTTTGAAAGATTGTCATATCCGTCCAGGGACTTTCTTTCGAGGACAAGTCGTACAGGCTATTAACTTGCAGATGACGGCACACAGCTTCATCTACGAGCTGGTAGAAGATACCATGTTTGCATTTGCTACCAGCTTTGGTGGGCAAGATGATGCGTATACGCGTCTATGCAACAACCTTGCTTTTGGCTACGACGTCACAGGTCCTGACCCTCGACTCTGTAGTCTACCAGTCCAAGAAAAACTCTGGTCTGCAGCCAACGCCTTAGCAGATGTCAACGACATCGAACAGCAAGGTACGTGGCTACAACAAAGCCGACTTGACCCCCCTACGCCAGAAGTACTGGCCAGTCTTTTGCTCAACAACAGACACCTAGTCTTTGTAGCAATGTGTACGTATATGAGTATCCTCACCCCAAAGGCCTAAAAAGGAGATACTAAAAAACAAGATTCCAACTTTTTATGGAACCATATCACCACCTTGAAGTAGGCTGCTTAACTTTCCAAAGTAAGTGACTTCAACTTGTGAAAGAAAGGGAATAAGTCAATGGTTCTGACTGAAACCCACCTGTCGCCAGAGATGTTTGTGTTCGAGGAAATCCCTCCTGAGCACATTCCACATTACCTGGCTCTGTTGTCTGAAGGCCAAATACCCACGGCCGAATTGATCAAGGAACGCATCATGACCACCAACTGCATCGACACCACCACCATCGTCACCGACGTCGCCTACGGTGGCGACCAGACCGGCATCAGTGCCGCCCCGGCGCTGACCCTGATCAGCAATCCGCTGGCCGGCGATGATGCCGGCGCTTCCTCGTACGAAGCTCCGACTCCGACCACCGCTGCCCCGGTCGTCATCGCCAACGCCGCCTGGGCGCCGGTGGCACGGCCGTCCTACGCCGAGCCGATCCCCTACAAGGCCGGCCTGAGCACGGACGTGCAAACGCAAGCGTACGTCTACGAAGGCGAGCGGTATATCCGTCACAAGACGGTTGAGCCGTTTGTCACGTCCGGCAACTTCGGCAAGGAACGCAACGAGGGTAAGTGGTACAAGATCGGCGCAGCGGGCGCCAAGGTCGCTGGCGCCAACGGTACCGTCCTGGCCCCGGCCAAGCCCGCCGCTTTCAACGAGCCGGTGCAGTACGTTGTCGGCCTCGACACGGCCGACCACACCCAGCCGGTCGACGCGCCGGACGGCAACCGCTACGTGCGGGAACGAAAGGTGCCGGCGTTCATCGCCAGCGGCGACTTCGAAGCCGAACTGGCCGCCGGCAAGTGGTTCAAGATCCGCGGCCCCAAGCCGGTCAAGGCCGAAGTGATCATGGCCCCCAAGGCCAAGACCCTCACCGGCGCTCCGGCTTCGTCGGAAGCCCTGCAGAAGCTGGCCGAGCGCGCCAACAACACCAACCTGGCCAAGCTGGTGTCCCCGGTGAAGACCGCGTCGCTGCTGCAAGCTGCAGCGGCCGGCTCCGGCCACAAGGCCAAGCTGGCTGGCCTGGTCGCCGCCTCGACCGGCAACGATGAGTGGCGTGAGGACACCCTGAACATCTGGACCCGCTCGGCGCAGCCGGTCGGCCAGCTGCTGGACGTCTCCGCTGACAACAACGTCGGCCTCGACCTCGGCCTGGACAAGGACGGCAACCCGATCTCGGGCGGCACGTTCCGTACCGTCAAGGGTCTGGAACTCTGGCTGCGCCTGAAGGACCAGTCCTTCGAGGCGATGGTCCAGACGCTGCGCACGGCCAGCAGCGGCAAGCTGCACCATGTGGTCAAGGACCACCCGGAGCATTTCAGCGACCTGAGCCCGGAAATCATCGCGCTCATCGGCGCGGTGCTCTGGGACCACCTGCTCAAGGCCGAGCACGTCGCTCACCGTGCTGAACTGGCCCGCGCCGGCCAGATCGTGTCGAAGTACATGCATGGTGAAGAGATCGACGAAGCCACCGGCGCCGTCCTGACGCCGGGCAGCTGGCGCCACACCACCGAGGCCTGGTGGATCGTCCCGCTGGCGCAAGCCATGCAGGATGCGCTGCTGACCGCGGACGCCGAAGGTCGTGATGCGGCTGAAGTCGCCGTCGATTGGGACGGAACGGCCAAGCAGGCCTTCGAAGACAACAAGAAGCGCATCGAGCGCCGGCAGGCGCAACGTGTCGACTTCAATGCGCCTGCCCGGCGCAGCTCGTTCATCACGGACTACCGTGATCCGCCCAAGCCCAAGCACGGCAAGAAGGTCAAGGTCGAGACGGCCGCGCCTGCCAAGAAGGGCAAGAAGTAAGTAAGTTTTCCTGTGGTGGGGTGGTAAGGGGGAGTCTTGTTAAACACAAGCTCCCCCTTTCCTTGTACCTGCTATGAGAAACTGATCCAACGTGAAGAACACTTGAAAGGCTAATCCCCTTTTGAGTGTTCTTTTCTTTTTTCTTTTATGCCGCTCTTTTTATTTTTGATAAGTATGAAATGATAAGGTCTTGAATTAAAGGAAACACTGAATATGTCCAGTCCACAACTTGCTTCTACTATCTTTATCGGCGGAGCTGATGAGAGCTTAGCTGTTAAAGATGTTTACAAAGCCAGCTCAGGTGTCGTCATTAATGACTATACGTCTGGAGCAGCTACAGCTCAGCTGATTGACTCAGCTCAAGCTGCACAAACCACCGAGATCAACGTAGGCGATGTTGCTTATAAAGGTGACAAGTTTGCAGAAACACCTGCTGCACAAAAGAAGATTGATAAAGAATCTTTCATGAAGAATTTGGCTGCCTTGAATATGAAGGTGGTCAACGGCATGAAGTCGTTATCCAGCACGATTCAAAGTAATCTGGCTAAAGCAAATGACTTAAGAAACAAAATTGACGTCACCATTGCAGGTGTGACAACAACCGTCACTGCAGCGGACTTGACCACGGTCTCAGGTCTGACAGGTATACTGATCAATACGGTTAATGGTAGTGATCTACCCATTAACTTTAAAGACGTTGCCACCGTAGTGCAGATGAGTAAGAACTTGATTGGGGAGGCGTCTAAGTGCGGCCTCACAGGGTTCTTGACTGCGTTTTCTGGTAATAGTGAATACAGGAAATACGCTCTGACCTCACTGACGCTTAGTGCTGCGCGCAGCGCTTTAGCCAATAGTGATCACTTCCTACTGAGTGAGATTGTTCATATTGGGGGTGCAAAGCATCTCAAAGCCGCCTACCCTGGCTTTGTGGCGAAGTACAGCAGAGGTTACCGCATTGCCCCTCGACGTAATGACCGCGGTGTCAAACTAGCGCATAACCCTGCAGAAGAGTTTCGCAATACGATCACCAACTACCTTGGTCTAGACAGTGGATTTGGAGTAGGTCACCGCAACCAACGCATCGTCATGCGTCCCCAAGCGGGCCCTGACGTCAGCCCTGATCTACAGCGGGGTATGCGTTGTTATGTGAGTGCCAATGCGCCTAGTGTTCGAGGCCAGATTGCAGCAGCTAAGCTGAACGGCGCTCTAGGCAGTTTGAATACAGCTGCTCAAACTCCTGACTATGCATTTCATCTACTGACCCACAGAGTCAAAACGCTCAGCTGTAAGCAGCAAATCCAAGCAAATCATCCCAAGCTCATACTGCCTGGCCAACTCAAACTTTAAACGATAACACGACATGGCACTTCCTAAGATCATCGACCTGGCTCGCCAACAAGCCAAGTACACCAAGCCGTCTAAAGCTGATCCTATTGGCGCACAAGCCAATAGAACTTGGCTTAAACATGCGTTCATGATTCCGTTCAAGACAGACCCTCGTACAGGGAAAACGGAAATCATGTTAGCAGATATTGATAAACGCAACATGGGGTTTTCTTCTGCGTTTTTTAAGTTTACCAATTCGTCGATGGGTGGGAGCTTGTGTATCAATCCTCCGCCTCAGTTTACCCGGTATGCTGACCCACGCGTCAAGGGCATTAACCCAGATGCCAGGCGCATGAGCGTACTGCACCAAAAGGGCAGCTTAGGTCAGGGTCGACAATACTCAGAGATGATTGATGACAATAGCCAGATCATCCACTTGAGATTTGGTGTACCAAGTTTCAATTCTCTCTTTCAATTCTTCACAGGTTTTTATAACGGCTCTTTAGCTCGCTTAGTGCGAACCGGTCGTGTAGACCAAACGTTCTTTGAAAAAGTCATTAACGCAGCGCTCACCGTCATCGAGATTGCGATTCTGCCGCTGACAATTCTACCCATGATGATCATGGCTGTAGGCAACGCCGTGCGTTTCTTTTTACGCATGCCAGCCAGTAAGTTCTACTATCTGAAACCAACCATGCTCACCTACTGGCATACGGTCACCAGTTTAGTGAACATGATGGCTGTGAATCAAAAGTTGGTGACTTATACTCAACCAGACATGACAGAGCAGTTCTTAAACGAAAAAGTGACTCCTAAACATATCCGCTCAATTCTTCAGGATCTATTTCCTGAGATGACAGAGCGAGGAGTACCTGACATGTACTTGATTGCGACCAAAGCAAAACGCTTAGAGATGCGCCAGCGTGAGAACCTCTTTAAGCAGCTCAGCTCTAGCTGGGAAGGTAAGAACGCAGGGCCTATCGATCCGTCGACTGAGTTTACCAAATCTAACCCGAGTGAGACGATTCCCTATAGCCGCAAGTCGGTGTGGGAGCGTTGGATGAAATCACCCGTCCATGGTCAAGCTCTGAAGTCTGAAATTGAAACAGATTGGCGAGAGCCTGCGAAGAAGCCTGAAACACCTGCAGGAACTGCTGAAGAAACTATTGGAGATAAGGTCAGTAGTCTTGCAGACAAAGCAGGTAACTACATCTCTACGATTGCTAGTGAGGCGCAAGAGCAGTTTACTGCAACGTCTCAAGACGGCGCAGAGTGGCTGAGTCTTCGAGTCGATTATACGGGCTCTCAAACTGAATCATTCTCTACCAGCACAGCGCCCAGTAGCCTGGCTGAGAAGATGAACAGCGCGTCTCAAAGCGCGCGCGAGATTCGCTACAACTATGCCGAAGGTAACCTTGACTCGATGGGTTTAGTCAAAGGTGCTATTGACGGGATTGCTGCAGTTGCCACTCAGGCTGCTGACTTGCTGCACATCGGCGGTCTAGCTGCTTTTGCAGGCAGCAGCTTTGTCGACATTCCTGAACACGTGACGGATACGCAAGCCAGTATCCGCTCTAGCAGTTACTCGTTCAAACTCATTTCTCCTCACGGTAACATCATCTCTCAGTTTGTGCACATCTATATTCCTTTGATGTGCATGCTGGCCGGTGCTCTTCCTCGTTCCGTGGGTAAACAAGCACACACTGATCCGTTCCTGTGTGAACTCTATGACCGGGGGCGTACTGCAGTCAGGCTAGGCGTCATTGATTCTTTGTCGATTACCCGAGGTACTTCCAACTTAGGGTTTGATAAAGATGGCAGAGCCATGGCCATTGATGTGTCTTTCACTGTCAAAGACCTGAGTACGATTGTAGCTGTACCTATGCATAACTCGCTCAGTCTTAATCCGTTTGAAGGCATCTTTGATACGGACAACAAGTTTGTAGACTACATGACCACGCTGGCAGCTATTCCTCTGTACGAGTTTGACTACAGACTACCTATTTTACGAAGGCAGCTGGATACAAAGATAGCTGACTTGAGGAGCTACTTCTCAGTCAGCAGGTTGGCTCTTGACTTAGGCGGGTCAGCACCAGCGCAGCTGTACGCAGCGCTCTTCTCATACGGCACACCAAAGAAGTAAACGGCATAAAAGGGCAGGCTATTAAAGCCTGCCCCCTATGCTGCTTTTATGCCGCCCGTCGCATACTGACAGGAAGTTTCGGCATGGCATACGTGGTAGAACCAGACTGAGTCACACTGGCTTGCTCCATTGGAGAAGGAGCCGGTGTGGGCTGGTTGTCGTTTGTGCCGCCCTTTTGAGGCGCTTGACCGCTCATCAGCTGCATGATCTCTAGAATCTTAGTCTGGATCTGGAGTTGCTGGGTCAGTAAGTTTTCAGTCTTGCTCAAGTCAATACCGCCCGTAGAGGCGTTAGACCGAGCCATGGCTGACACAGCACTACTGGAGATAGGCGTATCCGCCCGCGCTGTAGAGCGCATCTCAGCAGCAGGAGCAGGCTTGTAGATCGCCTGGTTCATGCCAGGAGTGCCGCTGTCCAAACGACTACGAGGTGTAGGTGTAGCAGTATTGTTAGAAGCTATCATGCTCGGTGAGTAAGTATCTTTAGCGACCTTCTCAACCTTGACTGAACTATCCGCCTTGGTATTAATACCAAACTGGCGAGCTTTACCAACCACCTTTTTATCCAGCACCTGATAGACTTCAGAGACTGAACGAGGTGTATTGCCGTTATAGAAGATAGGCTTGTTGGCAGCAGCAGGTCCAGGCATGAGGTCAGGCGCGCTCATACCAGGATTACGGTCTACTGCATTGATGAGCTGGGCAGCGCCAGCCGGGCCTAAGAAGTGAGCTGCGTACGTATCCGTCGCTGTCACGTTTGGGTCACCTGTTTTCTGTGCCATGTAGCTGACATTCTCTTTGATGAAGTGTGCCCCCATCAGAGCGCTGTGTTGAGGATCTAAAGGATTAAGCTCCTTAGGATCGTAGCCATACCGAGGGCCGTACTTTTGAGCCATGTTCTTCCAAGTGGAATCGATGAACTGGTACAGGCCCTTTGCAGAGCTTGTGCCAGCTTTGGCATTAGGGTTAAAGTCCGATTCAAGCGCCACAGTTGACATGGCAATACTTGGATCAACCCCAACAATATTGGCCGCATCAGTCACGATTTTCTTCACGTCTTCCTTACCCGTGGCTTTAAAGTCACCCATGAGTTCGGGTTTTGCAGGCACATCGACTGTAGAAGCAGATACGCTAGAACCGCCTGTAGGCGCCGTAATGCTACTTGGAGCAGCACTGGTACCAACAGGCCCTGTAAAGGAGCTTGTAGGGGCTGTAGAAGCCGCTACAGGGCTACTGGCTGCAGTCTTTTGTGCGTCTACGGACGACTTCAATGTGCTGATGTCTTTCTTGACTGTTTCAGCTTGTGCTTTCTTTTCTTCTACAAGTGCTTTGGTCTTATCCAGGTCTTGTAGGAAGTTGATGTTTTCATTCAGACTGGTAGAGTCTGAATTGATGGCGTACTCATCAAACGGGTTGTATTCAATAGACCACACGTTTGAGCCTTGGAACAGTTTGATGATTTCCACTTGTTCACTGGGCTTAAGAGCCGAGCCGTCATCTGTTGCGTTTTTACCACGTTTAATCAAGCCGTAATGGTACACCAAATAGATGTAGAGAAAACGCGTTCTAAACCAATTACGCACTGCAACGGTTTCATCATTGTTACCAAACAAAATCCAAGGGAATTGTTGGTGCAGAGCTAAAGTCATCTTAGCGGTCAGCTCTACGTCTTTGACTGCTTCAGGACCTTTACTCCAATCGATGAACTTAGACAACTCATTTTCAAGAGCTGCCATCATGGCTACCTTATCAGGGTCCAGGGTGGTCAGACCGTAGGCTTTATACCGCGCTGCATCAATCGCAGAAAGCTTGCCCTTCATGCTGCTCAATTTAAGATCTAAACTGTTCAGTAGATCAGCTGTTTCTTTTTGAAGACTGCCTAACTCATCTTGTTTACCCTTAAGGGCTTGAAGAAGCTGAGTGTCAATCACGGCAGGCTTACTGGCAGCGACCATGCTAGCCGACTTAGCTGCAGTACCCAAGACTTCTTTAGCGACTTGCCTTTGAGTTGACGCAGCAACGCTTCTGGTTTCTTTCTCAGCTACCTTGACCTGAGTCTGCACGTCTTTCTTAGGGACGTCCAAAGCAGAGCCCTTAGTCGCTAAAGGAGAAAACTTATCTGTTTTCTCATCGGGGATGTTGTAGCTTCTTTTCACAGAAGCGTACACAGCGTCTACGACGTCTCGCTTCACAGCTGAGTCACCATTAGGCAAAGTCAAGTAGCTGTACGGCCCAGACTCAAACTTTACAGCCTTATAAACGTCAGGCCAATCTGTCTTCTTGATCAAGCTCGTATCGGTTGAGTTCTTCCCACCATTGAAGTGGTTGTAGATCGCAATGGAGTTCAAATAGACAGGCTTAAAGCGGTTTTGGAACCAACCCAAGAACCAACCTGTGTGAGTCTTGTTCTCGTTATTAAGCCCAAAGATCTCCATGGCTTCTTTCAGATTGATTTTACCTGCATCAAAACTAGCGCCTTCAGGGCCCAGCTTGACGGTAGGATCAATCATGTTTTCCAGAGTCCTCACTTTACCAAAGAGGCTGTGATCCGTGGTGATGAAACCATACTGACTCATGCGGATCTCATCAAAAGGACCCGGGTTATTTTGGACGTACTTGTATGCTTTGTAAGCGCCATACCCCAGCAGGGCTGCAGCAGCGACGCCTAGGGTAATGGGTGACGTCAGCGCAGCCAGAGCAGTCCCGCCAGCCGTAGCCAGCATGCCGCCTACACCGAGTCCGCCTGCTGTAGCAGCAGTCGTCGCAGCAGCGGCTGTACCTGCAGCAGCTGTGCCCGCGGCAGCAGTGCCTGCAGCTGCACCAGTGGCAGCAGTTGCAGCTGTACTCAGACCACCCATGCCCAGCAAGGAGCCAGCTGTCTTCAAAAGGTTTCCTCCAGAGAAGAGCCCTTTCAGGCCAGTGAGTAAGTCACCTATTCCGCCTAGGAGGCTGCTGTCTTCTTTCTTGCCAGACTTGTTGCGCCTATTTCCATATAGCGCATTCCTAGCACTAGCAGCTTTTTCACGAGCTGCTTTAGCACGCCTTCTGAGGTCAGACAAAGAGCCGTCTTTGACGCCGTCCCCATCTGAGTCGCCGGCGACCTTAGCGCTATTAGGTAGACGACTATCGAGGATGTTGCGGATATCAGACAGGAGATCTACACTCTCCATAGAGGCAAGGTAGGTGCCGTCTTTATGAGAGTCAATACCCAACATACCTTTCACACCACGACCTATCGTGCGGCCAATTCTTTTTGCACCACCCCACAGAGCACCTGCAAAGCGCTTAGACAGCTTCCAAGCTGCCTTGGTGGTGTTCATGACGAGTTTACCTGTGCCCTTGATCAAGCTGCCGATACCGGCGAGTGCTTTAAGGGCAGGGCTGCGAATGGGTCGACCTTGTACGTCAGTAATACCTTTGCGTAGTTGGTCTAGTGAGAGAACAACGTTACCGTCGTCATCTACCACAACACCATTGATTTGTGTTGGTCTGGTGATGGTCGTACCATCTTTCTTCAAATGGTAACCGCCATTCTTCATGACAGTGGCCAGTAGAGCAGGATCTTCTTCGCCACGGACATAGATGTCAGTAGGCTTATCAAAGAAGTTGTAAAGCCCTGCACCCATCTTACCTATGGTGCGAAAAGCACTTCGCACCATGCGACCTTGCATACCCAGAAGCGGTTTGAGGACATTTCGACCATAAGCACCTACGCCGCGTAAGAACTTACGCATGCCCTTGGTCACCAGTTTGACCATCTTGCCTAGAGCACCTCGGGTATAGAGCTTATCAACTTCATCCGCACTGATGACCGTATTGCCGTCTCGGTCTTTGAGCACACCAATGATTTCATCTTGGTGATAAATCGCTCTACCCGACTCAGTGACATAGACGCCTTGCTTGATGTGTTTAGCTTTCAAACGGACAATCGGGTCGCCTTCAACGTACACGTCTTTGACGCCTGTGACCATGTCTTTAGCTTTACCGCCCAGCCAAGCAGCACCCTGCCCAGCGCGTGCTAGGTTACGTCCGCTCATTTCAGCAGACTTCTTGAAGATAGTCCCAAACAGAGATAAAGGCTTAGCCAATCCCCACTTGAAACCAACACGTCCAATGTTGTAAGCTTGGCGAATCAGTGAAGGGTTACTTCCCACTTGAATACCATTGAGCAGCTGAGCATCAATCGACGCAAGATGCTGCAAAGCCTCCATCATCATCTGTTCCATAGAAGCGCCTTGCTCTTCAGAGCCAGCTGCTCTGGGAGGTACTTCAGCACCCGCAGCACGAGGTGTATTACCCGTAGGTGTGCCGTTCTCAGACAAGACGTTAGCGTCTTCAGCGCCGTCTAGGAGACTGCTCATGACAGAGAGTCTTCCTTCACGGTCTCGCACGAGAGGCAGAACACCTTGACGCTCACCGCCCAGTCCAAGCAGCTGTACACCGCCGTCGTCTACAGGAACAATAGCTTCTTGACCTGCTTCGCCAGCAACAGCTTCCTTGATCCGGTTACCGACCTTCATCAAGAACTTCTTAGGTCTATCCAGAATAGCCTTGTTAAACAGACCGCCCTTAGCAAAGTGAGGAACGTTCTCTTCTGAAGGAGGAGCACCATCATCGCTCCCACCATTAGGGATTTGACCATCGCCTAAGCGACGCTTGAGGTTATCCAGTTGCTTTTGAGCAGCGCTGTCAAGTCGACCAGACAGGTCATTGTAAATCTGATCCATCTTACCAGGATCAAACTGACCATCAGTCATGACAGCATCTTGAATCTTTTTGAGTTCGTTATCTTTAAACTCTTTGATGCGCTTATCTGCTTTCAATCCAAGAATCTTGATGATGTTGAATGCTTTGGTTTGTGAAAGCTGGTTACCAAGCGAGTTGACATTATCACGAGCAGAATCCCGTGCTATATCAACCGCATCCCGAACAATGTCAGAAGGCTCTCTACCTGAGTCTCTTTGGTCTTTCCACCACTTCTTGACATCACCTACTTTGTTTTTGAGCTTTTCCCACTTCTTACCTAGAAACTTCTTAAGGTCATCTGGGTTTTCAATCTTGTTGATCATGTCCATGATGGAGCCTGACACAAAGTCAGCCCCCTTAGCCAGCTTACCCGTGAGACCTGAGAAAGCCTCATCCATACTGGTGCCTTCAGCGTTCAAGATCTCGTCGTAGGTGCTACCTAGGAAACGACGACCTAGTCGCTCCACATGAGTCTGTCTCATTGGGCCTACAAACTGCCCTTCTGGGTAAGCAGTGCTGTCTGCTTCAGGCTGTGCAGGCTTAGGCTTTTCACGCTCTTTGTAGCCGCTCTTGAGGTACTCCTCTAGCATGGCGTTCTTATCGATCGAGCGACCATCAGCAGACAAAGCGTTCATGCCTTGCAACGCTTCTTGCTGACCGGCGTACGCGTATTTTTGTACACGGTCTTCCGTGTTACCAATCAAGCCTGGGATGTTCTTGAAGTCGTTGATCGCCACAGACAACAAGTCTTGAGGGATATCTTTGAAGAAGTTAGCCATCAAAGCAGCAGCTTCTTCAGCACCTTCTTTGTCTTTGTACTTACTGGTTTTACCAAAGTTTTCAGCGCTGAACGTGCGGTTATTACTACCGTAACGAGCCAGCTGATTCTTCAGCGCTTTACGCCCCGCAGGACTCAGCGCGTCACCGCCAAAGTCACTGACCATTTGATCCAGGTGTTGATGTAAAGCATCTTTACTACCTTGACCATAGACTTCAGATTCTATTTTCTTTGTAAGCTTCTTTTGCTCCATGAACTTACCCGAGTCGTAGTCGTACGTGACTAAATCAACTTTCTCGGTTCGTAAACGCATGCGCGTTTGTTCACGAAGGATACGTGCCAGATAACCAGGGATCACTTCCGTGATGGATCGCTCAGCCTTGTTACTGTACGTGGCTGGGTCTCCTAGGTTATTCAAGTCGTTTTTCTTGACTTCCGTTCTGGTTTGAGGAGGTAGCAGTAGACCCGCTACTCCTCTGAACAAGTTAGAGAACAACCCATCGTCGTAGTTGTCCTTATTGTTCATACGAAACTCATTGAGCTTAGCGGGCATTTCAGCAATACGGTTGCTGAGCATATACCCTAGCTCTTTGGTCTTCTCGCTTTTGTCAATGACGTTTTTCTTGACAAACTTGCCCACGCCTCGGCCTGCTTTTTGGACAATACTTTCACCCAGCATGTTGCCTGCAATCTCTTCAGCAGAACCTTGTCCGCCGTTGATCATCTCAGCAAACTGCTCTGCAGCACCCAGGCCTTCTTGCATGCCAGACTTCAAGGACTTAGCCGCCCTGCCGACTTGCACGGAGAGGTTCTTCATGACGCGTTCCATATAGTCGCGTCCGCCACCGAAGAGGTTATTGCCAATGGCTTCAGTGAACTTCTTCTTTTGGAACTCTTTCAAGAACTCCGCGTTAGTTTGCTTGACATACTCAGGCAGACCTGTGTTTTTCTTAATGTCAGCAAGAGTTTCACCTTGCAGCTGCAGCGTGGTGCGCAGCGTTTGCAAGATGTCTTGCTGAGCAAAGAGCTGGCGGTACTGCAGCTCTAGGTTTTTCTTTTTGTAGTTGAGGTCAATTGTGGTCTGGTACTTCTGCATACGGTCTAGTGCCATAGCAGAGCGGTTACTCAGATCGATTTGAGCTTGATAGCGCTTGGTGTCAACACCCGCTTTCAGAGCTTCTTTATTGGCTGTTTCTTTTCTCTCAGCTTCGTGCTGATCCGCTTGCATGGAAAACAGCTCAGCCATTTGGCTAGAGAGCATAGACTCTCTTTGCTGTTCAACATTTTGGTTGAAAAGATTACCACTTTTCTCAGCTTCAATTTCTTCTCGCCACTCATTGAGCGTGTCCTTGAAGATGCTACCAATGGTAGAATCTTTCGGGAACATCTTAGTGACGGTTTTCTTGAAAGAGCTGATGGCGGGTTTCAGCTCCTTAGCCGTTGACTCATAAAGGTCTTTAGCGCGGGTAAGGGCTTCAGAGCCCGCATCCAGCGTATCGCCATAACCTTTAGGGAAAACATCACGAGTCAGACTACGCAGGTAGTCGCTGTCTTTGAGGCCTTCTTTCAGACCTTCTACAGCGCCGTCTTTGAACTTGATAGAGGGTTTGCGATTATCTCTAGGCGGCTCCATATCGAAGTCGAAGAAATCATCATCCAGCCCACTGTCTAAACCAAAGTCATCATCCCAATCGTCTTTGACTTTTCTATTTTTAGCCATCAAAGGCTCCTTTGAAAAAGAGTTGGATTACCTATACAAACAAAGAAAAGTACTATAAAAAGTAACTCATTTCATGGCCAGTCTCTTTGGACTCATTATAAGAAAACATTTTAGTACAAGCGCCAGCAATCGAGTGAGCATTTTTCAATACGTTTTTTATTGTGAGAAGAGAATTTATGGACTTGAAGCCTTTCAATATTGATTTGCTGGTGATCACGGATGAGATCGCTAAGCTTGTTAACCCTGTGACGTCAACTGACATCTTTGAAGGTGTCACCAAGAACTTGAATAAAGACGGCCTGTACTCCCAAGAGATTTTTGGTGTACGTGGCTCGGATGTGCGCTACAAGAAGTTCTCCTATATTCAGTTGGGTGCACCTGTGCTGCACCCTCTGGTGTATAAGACACTTCTAAAGATGAAAGGGTTTTACGGCGACGTCTTTGCAGGTAAAGCTTACGCTAAAGTCGATAAGCTCACCAAAGATTTGGTACCTTGTCCACCTGAAGAAGGTGAGACGGGCTATGACTTTATGTTCAAAGTCTGGCCTACGCTGGTGTTTCCTGAGAATGACTCCCAGCAACGTCAAGAAAACATTGACTTCCTTACCAAGTATAAAGGCAAGCACGTGCTCCAGCGTTGCTACGTGCTGCCTGCAGGCTACCGGGACGTTGAAGTCGATGACCAGGGTCGTGAGAGCAGTGATGATATCAATAGCTTTTACTATAAGCTCATTGCAATTTCACGAACCATTGCAGAACCCATTTTTAAGACAAACCCTGAAGTCTATAACCAGCAGCGACTGTCTCTACAGAACACGCTCCTAGACTTGTTTGACTACGTTCTTAATATCTTGGACGGCAAGAACGGTTTGATCATGAGTAAGTGGGCAGCTCGACACATTGCTGACTCCACCCGAAACGTGATCACGTCCATGCGCGCATATACGGCAGATCTGGATGGCCCTGAGTCCATCAGCATCAATACCGCATTCATGGGCGTACACCAGTTCATGCGCTCTTTGCTGCCAGTGACCTGTCACCGTTTGATGACTGGTTTTTTGTCAACAGTGTTCAGTACAGCAACTGCTCCTGCACTGCTGACGGATAAGAAAACACTCAAGAGTGCTCGTACGAATGTAAGCCCTTATGTCTTTGACAGATGGATGACGGTGGAAGGGCTCACCAAGCTCATTGCCAAGTATGGTGAGCCAACCATTCGAAATGAGCCTATCATGATTGGTAACTATTATCTTGGGCTACTCTATAGAGGTCCAGATCAAACCTTCAAGTTGATTCACGGCGTCGATGAGCTACCTGAAGGGCGTCTGCCTGAACACTGCTCACCAATCACGTATACGGAACTTTTCTATCTGACCATGTATCCGACGTCAGAAAAGTATCCGTTTTTCACAACGCGTTATCCAGTTGCTTCTGACCGCTCTATCCGACCTGTGCTGGGCTGCCTTGTCCCCACAGTGATGACAGAAGTCAGGCAAGAGTTAGACGGCGTGTGGCGGCCTTTTGAAGGTCCTGACTATACAGCGGTGCGTTTCCCCATGATAGGGTCTGAGACGTTCAACTCCATGGCCCCGCACAGCAGCTCACTGGTCATGCACGAGGCCGACTTTGACGGCGACACCATGTCAGCTGTCCCAGTCATGACTGATGAATCGGTTGCTGAAGTCACTGATCTTTTCAATGACAGGTCGTTCTATATCGGCCCTGATGGCGATTGGCGCCACGACTACATGACCGACACCATTGCATTTGTGTTCTACAACTTCACAGGTCCTCGCACGCCTAAGGCGGCATAAAAGCTTTTCCTTGTAGAGTAGGCTAAAAAGAGCCTACTCTACAAACCTTCTTATTTAGCTTATTGATTTTTCTACTCATGAAAAAAGCACAAGTCGTTCAACACGAAATGCGAAACATGAACTTTACGCAGTATATGCTGAAATACGGCATCCGTACGGCGCAACAGATCATCGACCCCAAACTTCGAGATCAGAGTGTCTTTGCTCTGCCCCAGCATAGTGTCTACCACCATCTGGACTATACGGGCATTTCATTAGGCCCCGCTGCTAGCCACTTTGTTTTTGCAGGCTATACCAAGAGCATCTACTTTGCTAACGTGACGGAACTCACCAGTCATGAAGGCATGCCTCGTAAGGCCATCACGAACACCAGCTCACTAGAGCGTGAAATCAAATCGAAGAACTTGAGACTTCGCACTGCAGTAGACATCTCTGCGGTCGTCAGGGATGGCAATACCCTTCTCATGTTCAACTACAACTTGATTGCTCGCATCTATAGATATACCCGTAGTACCTTTGCCACCTACTACGCTTGGTACAACACATTTTCCACCATGGTTGATAAAATGGTGGAAGTGGCTAACATCACGGATAACCACCAGTTCATGTTAGCGTATGTGCCTTCTATGGTGCCGAGTAAGACGCAGTTTGACAAAGCGGCTTTGCGTTTTGATAACGCAGCACTGGCTGTGTTCAAAGAACCTAAAGCGTTCATGGCGCTTGACATGTGGAAGTGGTTGGGAGAAAACCGCCAATCCTCTATCCTGTCTAAGATCCCTGAGAAAAAACTCAAGCTCATCAACTTGGTGTTTGTAGAAAACGGCAAGTGGACCATTCTCAATTTGGGTTTCCTGAATTCTTTCCGTCGACCTGACGACCAAAAGAAATGGGAAAGTGAAGAGCTGGGTGAAAACGCAGGGCTTTCTCCTTCTGATGTGCAAAAACGTTTCCTCATGATGCTGATGGGCGTCATGTCTGCTCGCACTGTGATTGCAGTCGACGAGTCTGATGTGCAAGGCGCCCACATCGACAAGATTGCTCAAGATGAGCTGATGAAGTCTGGCGATGAGCATAACGCCGTACAGGATGTTATTGCTGAGCAGATTGATGAAGATGCGGATGAGCGTGTAGAAACGGAAGCTGAAAAAGCCATTCGCATTGAGCAAGAAAACAAACACATTGATTCTACTTTGAGTCAGCTTGAAGAAATTGGTGCTCGCCAAGAAGAAGGCGAGACTCAAGCACCTACTGTGTCAGAAGTCCTGCAAGCTAAAGCGGGAGACCATATGGACATGGTGCAAAGCAGGCTCGATACACTAGCCGATCAAAACATCTTGACGGCTGCTGAGTATAAACGCATGATGGCAATTGCTGCTAAAGTAAAAACAATTCCTGCGCCAGACGGCAGCGCTAGTTTGGATGACTACAGGAAAGTCAACCTGAATGATTTGGCAATCGACTATACCAAAGACCAGTACGTGGACAACGTAGCGGTGGTGGATAAGTCAATGCTGAAAAGCAGCATCCAAGACTTTGATGAAGTCTATCAGAAAAAAGCACTGGATAAGCACATTGCAGCCATGTGTGTTCAACTTAACCGAGGCGGCTATCTGGTCACCGATTATAAGGTAGAAACCAACGCCAGTGCGCTTGGTGTCGAAAAGAACTACGCTTTGAGTATCCAACCTATCGAGGGTGCTCCCAGCACGATTCGTTTCAAATTGCCTGTACTTAATAAAGACGGCAGCTTTACCACCAATGGGACCAACTACCGACTGTCTAAACAGTTTGGTGATATCCCTATTCGCAAGATTTCACCAGAAGAGGTCGCGCTTTCTAGCTACTACGGCAAGTGCTTTGTGCAGCGTGGTCGAAAGAACGCCTATAATGCCACTAACTGGTATCAAAACCAAATCACGGCTCAAGCACTCGATGAGTCTGGTGCGTCCACCATCAAAACCATTATCCCTGGTAATGTCTTTGATAAAGATAAAGCCTATCCCAAAGACTACACTGCCATTGCTCAAAACTTCAAGTCGATTGAGACTGCTGAGACTAACCACTACTTCAGCCTAGAAGAAGCTTCTAGCGTCTTTGGTAAAGAAGTGGTGAATACTTATTACAAGAACGGCAGTTGTGTATTGGCGGTCACCAAAAAAGGCGTCATCTATATCGACAAAGAAAATGCAGTTTGCCTGGACGACAGTGACGGCACCCATGTGTTAGGTCCTGTCTATGACTACTTCAAACTCGACGGTGCTCCGCCGATTGAGTTTGCTGAACTGAGCGTCTTTGGTCAGAGTATCCCGCTTGGGCTGATCTTTGGTTATTACATAGGCTTGTCTGCTCTGATTAAGATGTTGGGTGCAGAAGTCCAGCGTTATCAAACTGGAACTCGTTTTCAGTTTGACGACAACAACGACTTTAAGCTGACGTTTGAAGATGAGACTTTAGTCTTCAGTCGTTCTAACCGTTTAGCGGTATTGATCTTGGGCGGGTTTACAGAATACCACAAAGCCCTCAAGACGTACGGCTGTCACAACTTTGACCAGCGAGCGGTTTACGCCAACGTGCTGGAGAGTAAACAAATTGCTGTCAGATACTTGCGTGAACTCGAACAAATGGATTCTTATTTCATTGATCCTATCACGCATGACATTTTAGAGTACATGAAAGAGCCCACCACTTGGCAAGGTCTTTTGGTCAGAGCGGCTCAGCTGCTGCTGGATGATAAGCATTACCATGAAATTGACATGCGCGGTATGCGCATCAAAGGTAATGAACGCATTGCTGGCGCAGTCTATACTGAACTCATGAGCAGTATTCGTGCTCACCATGGTCAGATGGGTAAGAGTAATAAGAAAGTGGAGATGAATCCGTATGCAGTTTGGAATTTGGTCACACAAGACCCTGCTAAATTCCAACTCTCGGAAATCAATCCTGTTAAGAACCTTAAGGAAAGAGAAGCACTTACCTTTGCAGGTGAAGGTGGCCGTAGTAAAGACAGCTTAACAAGAGATACTCGCTTTTTCCATCCCACTCATATGGGTATCGTCTCTGAAGCCACTAAGGACTCCAGTGACGTGGGTGTGAACGTCTTTCTCTCTCCGAATGCTAAGCTGACAAATGCGTATGGCATGGTCGAAATGTATGACCAAAAGAAAGACGGTATCGCCAGTGTTATTTCTACGGCTGTGCTACTATCGCCCGGCAGTGATGGCGACGACCAAAAGCGAGTGGGTTTTGTCAGCATCCAGATGGAGCACACCATCGCTGCAGTGGGCTACCACCAGCCAACCATTCGTACTGGCTATGAGCATGTGATTGGACAGCGTCAAGACGAACGCTACTGCCTAGTTGCTAGGCAGCCCGGCGTAGTGAAGTCTATGAATGAAACAGGCTTGATTGTTCTCTATGATGGAGACAAAGAAGAAACCGGTATTCAGATTGGCAGGTACTACGGCACCGCTGCTGGTTTGGTGGTTCCTCACCAAGTGGTAGCTCACGTCAAAGTCGGGCAAAAGTTCAAGGTGGGTGACTGCCTGGTTTACAACACGGGTTTTTACGAGCCCGATATGTTGGAGCCAAGTAAAGTCATCTATAAGACGGCGATGGATGTGACGACGGTGCTCTGGGAGTCTACCCAGACGCTGGAAGATGCTTCTTCTATCAGCCCGCGTTTGGCTGAGCGCTCCACCACCACTATCACTAAGATGAAATCTATTGTCGTGAACTTTACTGACGAGATCAGTAAGCTCATCGACGTAGGTGCAAAGACTGAATTTGATACGCCGCTGTGTTACATCAGCGACTCAGTTGTTGGCACGTCAGGCGCTTTCGACGAAGAGACCATGGACAGCTTAGCCATGCTCAAGTCCCAAACACCTCGTGCAGGTGTGAAAGGTCAAGTCGAACGCATCGAAGTGTACTACCACGGTGACATAGAAGACATGTCGGAGTCTCTACAGAAGATCACGATCAAGTCTGATAAGGAAATGAAGCAGCGTGCTCAAGGCTCTAAAAAGCCTGTCTATACCGGACAAGTCGATGCAGGTTTCCGCAACGACGGCACACCTCTTGGTTACAATGAAGTCACCATCCGAATCTACATCACCAGCCATGTCAATTCAGGCTTAGGTGATAAAGGTGCGTTTTGTAACCAGCTTAAAACGATTGTGTCTGAAGTCATGCCAGGTGACTATAAGACAGAAAGCGGAGAACTCATTGATGCCATCTTTGGTTATAAATCCATCGATGCTCGTATCGTGACATCTTCTAACCGCATCGGTTTGGCCAGTACAATTTTGAGACACATTTCTCAAGATGCAGCTGACGCTTACTTTAAATAACGCCATTCATCGTTTGACCTTTTTGTGAGGGGTAGGGGCAGTCAACTACCCCTACTTTCTTTTTTCTACTTTGCTTTTTGAAGGACATTTGCAACCATGCAACGACGCTCTGAACACACCATCATGACGCTGGCCAATGTGATCGCACTGGCTGCGGACATCGCAGACGAAAGCTCCAGCCCGGAGTTCCCGGACATCCTGGGCGGCTCGGTCATGGCGCGCGCCACCACCGACATGCTGGTGGCTTCGCAGATCAACCAGCGCATCATCCGTCAACAGTACCATCTCGCTACCAGGTCGGCGTAAGCGTTTTTACCCCCCCCCCTTTTTTTTTATTTTCTTTTAGAAAGACACCTCACTATGCTGCGCATTTCTGCTATCAACGAAGCCATTCAAATCGCTAAGGTCATGGAAAGTAAAGGTCTGCGCATGCTGCCTGCTTCCCAAACTCCTCTGGCGACTCTGGTGGAGAAGTCGTTCTGTACGACTCAAGACTCCGTCATGAACTCCGGTACCAACGGCGAGTATGAACCGGACGCTCGGTTCATTTCGTCTCGTGCTGAAGGCTTTGGCCAAAGTACCCGTGGCGACCTCGACGGGCATACCCGTGAGCTGATGAACCTGAAGGACAACATTGCTAAGGTGGTGACTGACCACATGCGCTACGCGCGTTCGGTGGCGTCCCCTGTGATTGTGGAATGCATCAACGCTTTCACCAATCAACTGGCTGGTTACCACATCGATCCGTCCAAGGACGTGAAGATCACGATGTATGACCTGCCGAGCATCCTGTACGACGCTTCGATGCTTCAAGAAGTCAAGAAGTATGCAGGCGCGCCTGCTCGCAAAGTGAATGACCTGGCACTACCAATTGACATCAATGAAGAAGAGCTGGTTCAAAAGCTCAGTGGTGACAAGGAAGTCGCCACGTGGCTGGCTCTATTGGGAGACGGCTTCTTGCCGTCTGTGTGGTCGAAGTGGTTTACCAACATCACCAACGACTCCTTGAGCTACATCAGAGACGAATCCGATCTGGATATGGTCTGTGCTATGTTTTTGCTGGCACAAGTTTATATGGATTCGCCAATGAAGGGCGTGAACTCTTCTCTGGCCAACTACAGTACCACGTTGGCGGCTGTGCGTGATACAGCTGCTAACGTGCTGTCATTTGTGTCTGATCAGATGCAGTCCTATAAGGACACTGGCATGATCATCAAGAACCACTTTGATACGGAAATCGTGGTGGTCAAGCCCGTCTTTGACGAGTGGACTTACAGCAACCCGCGAGGTCTGATCATTGCAGCGTGTTCTCTGAAGAACCCGCCCCGCTATGTGAAGCAACTGACTGAACAAGCTGACCAGCTGATCAAGAAGTGGGAGCTGCACGTGGCGTCGATCAACCGCATCCAAGACAATACCCGGTTCATGGTGTCTCGTGATATCCTGGAGTCGGTGGTTCAAGGGGTGGTGGCAGCTAATGCCAAGAAGATCTATGGCCCACTTGTGAACAACCCGGAAACGTTTGACCTGGCCACGACGCCGGAGTTCATCCAGTTCAAGAAGCGTCTGGGAGTGATCCTCACCAAGCTGGAGTACAACGACTTCAAGAACGTCAGTAAGCTCATGACGCTGGTGGTGGGCAAGTGCGTCTTCTACTTCAGCAGTGCTTATGAGATCCTCTCAGGTATTGATGAAGCAATGGAACAAAATCCGAAGCTTTCTTTGAACGAAGCAGCTTACCTGGCGCGTGTGAAGTACATCGCCAACTGGTGCTTCGATCAGACGCTGGTCACGGCGCTGTAACAACAACTAAAAGGATCTCTTCATGCAAGAAACATTTGATTTCACTAAACTGCAACGAGATCCTGCCTTCATCAAGTCAACCATGGTAGCAATGGATAATAAAACCATTGTCACCAAGACAGGTTGCAAGATCATCTTCCCGGTGAGCTTTGTCGAACGAGGCTTGGCAGTAGTTGGCGTCAACAACGTCGTCACAGGCTTCTTTTGTACGATGGTAGGAGAGAAGTTTGCTCTGAGCATGATCAATGCTCAGATGGTTCTCACACCTACCGTGATGAGGAAGATCAAGATTGAAGGCGTGGAATACTACGAGTTTGAGTTTGCAAAAGGCGCTGTTGTGATTGCAAACACCATGCTCGTGAAAAATGACTTGCTGGTGTACAAGATCTACTTGCAACACGTGGCCAAGGGTAAGGTGCCGCCTTACATGACGTACGAAGATATGGCAGGCGTCTTTGACACCACCAACAAGTACGCAGGCGCTAACATCGGTCAGCAGCGTGAAGTCACAGAACTTATTCTGTCTTTGATTGCGCGAGACGCCAAGCAAAAGAACATCTACTACAGCCAAACTGGCCGCCCTGGCGGTATTGGTAGTGTAGCACCTAAGCCGTATTACATTAGTCTACGAGACGTGCAGTACGGGGCCGCTACGACCATGGATAAGCTCACAGGCGCTTACGCAGGCAGCCAAGGTATCGTGGCAGCTCTGAACAACCCTAGCGAGCGTACAGAGCGTGTAGAGGGCTTCTTGAGGGCTTAAGTAATAGGCGGCATAAAAGGCGGGCCCAGTAGCCCGCTCATTATGCCGTAGTGCTGTATCAGCTTACCACTTTGACCAACTCGGCAAGTCCGTACCGTCGACGTTGAAGCCCAGCTGTTGGAAGACTTCCAGACCAAAGGAGCGGTCCGCTTCAGTTGCAGTAACAATCTTCTTTTCTTGAGGAAGGATCAGCGGCAAGAACATCTCGCGCTTGACTTCTTTTTCCATGAAGGATTCAAGAGAGGGTGAGTTGTACTTGGTGGCAGTAGCAATGCCAGGTGAGCCCACCTTGTCAAACGTGACGACGCTGGTAAGCGTGCGCATGTTGATACCACCACGACGTTTATCGTCGGTGAATGCGCGAATAGAGAAACAGGTATTGACTCTCGGGTTAACGATGGCTTGTTCAAGAACATGCTTGACTTTACCTTCGGGCCTGACCTTACCCATGATCGTGATCACGGTTTGACCAGACGCGTCCTTGACATTGTCCATGTCCAGCCAGATCTCTGCGATGTGGTGACAGATGTTGTCTTCTTGGACTTTCAGATAGCGATAGAGATACTCATCTTCCGTCATCCCCTTTGTCCACTCAGGGTGACCGTTTTCACCATAGAGTTGACCAGAGTTGACTTTACGCATAAAGGAAGACGAACTCTCGAAGAGGTTTCGCGCACCCTCATAGGTGTAGTATTCACCTGCAGAGTTGAAGACGTTGAGCCCACCTAGTGGGTGGGTGTAGTAACCATCCTCATCAGCAACAAGCACCCCTTTTTTGTTGAGGGGCATTGTCGTGCATGTAAAACGAACTTGAGATTGACCTGCCATAAAAGACCTCTTGATGAATGTGCGAATGAACAAAGAAAAAATAACGGTCAATCAATGGTCAATAAATAAAACAAAAACTCATAAAGAGAAAGGACTAAAAAGTGATGAACATAAAACGTTGTAAGCCTTTGTTTATTATTGGGGCTATTGTGATCGCCCTCTATTTGATTTTTATTGAGTTGTTTGCAGATTGGTTTCCAAACCCGTCAGAAAAACCAGATTCCAAATAAAATACAGACTATATTACTAACTTGATCCATGGGCCTGAATCATTTACTTTTCAAAAGTAATAAGGCTTTGTGATCAAGTGCTAGCAGCGTCTACACTGAACAGCACTGAGCGTTTTTCAACCCCCATCCCAAAAGGAACACGAGTCATGAGCAAGCATGAGCAATACGAAGCGATCAAGGTCGCCCTGGGTGCACAAGTCGAAGTCGTTGACGGTGGCGTGACCATCGCTGACGACCAGTACTACGTGGTCGCCGAATCCGTCGCCAGCCTGAGCAAGGAAGTCATCAACCAGGTCAACGGCTACAACGGCGACTACCAGGCCGCCGCTGCTGTCGTCATGGGCGAGCAAGCCCTGAAGATGCTGGCCGGCGACGACAGCCTGTCCGAAGTGGTCGGCAACGCTGACGCCGGCGGCACCATGGTGACCAGCCTGACGCAGCGCGAGCGCACCTTCACCAACCCGCGCACCGGCGAGGCCCAGACCACCAGCGGCCACACCACCATCAAGGTCCGCACCGCCACGCCGGGCCTGCGCCTGGCCAAGCACGACCTGGAAGAGCTGCGAAAGACGCACTTCCCCAGCTGAAGAAAACCTGTACCTCTTGTAAAAGAGCGTGGGGATGACCCACGCTCTTTTATGCCTACTTCTTTTTTACGAGGAATTGACCCATGAGCTTTGAAATAGTTACCCGTCGAGACATTGTGCTTGAGTTTAACCATGAAGAACTTTGTAAGCACGCCGTTGAAATAGTCAGTAAACGACCTGACAGTTTTTGCGAGCTTCACCATGACACGTTTCAATGCATACACTTTGTACCTGTTCCCAATCGTGATGGCGTACTGTGGGTTGAGAAATATGCAGATGGTTATACCACTCATGGTGAACACATCACTAATGTTTCTTATTTCATTTCGTTGAACTCTAACAATCTATTACATCAGAAATTCTCAAAGACGTACAACTATTTTGTAGGTATACATGATGGTCGTGCTGTGTTTTGCAGCTCGCGTTATGGCGCATATGGCGTCTCGGCGTCCAACTATTCTTGGATTGTCTTGCCTGTGCATAAAACAAAGCAACTTGTTGAACAAAAGAAGCTAAAGCCCAAATCTCTTAATAAGAAAGGTATGTTGGAAATCACTTTGGCTAAAGGAATATTTACCCGTACTGTTGAAAGTCAAACCCATGAAACAACGACAAATAAGGCGGCATAAAGCGCGTGCTATCAAGCACGCTGATGCAGACATACAAATCTTTCGTCGGCTAAAGAAAAAGTTTTCTGTCGCCATCAGGTTTCTCAATTACATTAAAAAGACTGGTGCGGATCTGGAGAAGATGACCTCGTGGTGTAAACCCCCCCCTGAACAATATTCTTTCCAGTGGATAAAGGAAAGATCAACTGAGCTTTTTGGTCCTAACCAAATCACGTATTACGCCACACCTTTTAACACGAGTGATAATGAAACTGCGTCAAATCCGAAACAAAACAAGTAAGCATTTTCGCTTACATCCCGTCAAGAACGCCGGTGTGATTCAAGACCTCTTTATTGAGGTCGAAGACATCTTTCCTGATGAGTACGCTGATGAGGGAAGTGTCTATCTTTGTTTCACATCTGATCTGCATTACAAGAAAAACAAGAAGATCAAACGTAAAGCGTGCTGGTACTACGTGCCGTCATACTGCTGGCCTAAAGGGTGGCCGGGTCAAGACCCAGACTACCCTGACCATACAGAAAGCTTGGTTGATCAGATCGATATTGGTCGCGGAGTTTCTTTTGCGGCTAATGACCCTGAAGCGCCTATTACGGTGGTGTTCTACGAAAAGCACTGCAAACTGGAAAGCTTTGTACGTGAACAGTTTTTGCAGAAAATTCAGATGGTAAATCATTGTACTGTGGTCTATCAAGATCGCAGAGGCAAAATGCGTGAAGAGCTTGCGCCCCTCATCTGGAACTTTGTGTCCTAATCTTCTCTACTCTTTCTTCAAGGAATTCCCCCATGGCACCCTCATTTCCCCTCATCAACACATCTGACCAGCTCAAAATGCATAAGCTTGGTGTTCATGCAGTTGGCTTCACCTATGAAGCCAACCCTAACATGATCAAGTACAACACAACCACGACCATGGAAATGGACGTGAAGTATATCGTTGATCATGTCACTAGTCTTGTAAAAGAAGATTTACACGTCAATGAAGCGGCTTTCTTTGACAACAAAAGCCGCTTGCAGTTTGTGTTGTATGACGTAGGTGGTATCAATAAGCTTGAGAAAGGCAACTTTGTGATGGTGCGGCAGTGCTTTGACAAAAGTGTACAAGAGCAGCTTGGTCACGAAATGCACTACATTGGTAAGAATGACAAGTACGCCGTTTTCATAGCTTTACACCGAGGCTCGTTTGATCAAAGCAAAGTTGATCAGTACTTTATTGTTACCCCTTTGGATCTTTATCCGGCATTTAAAGATCAGGAAAACCAAGTGAGCGTCACTATCACTGACACTGTTGAATATGGCCGTAGTGCTTTCATGGATGTTATTGATCTGCGCCGCCCTCAAGATTCATTCACCGCCACCATCTGACCTTTTTACCTGCCACCACCATGCATTCTGACAAAATCCCCCTGTCCGCGCTGAGCGTCTGGTACACTATCGGTTCCAGTTTTGTGCCGCCCATCAATCCACTGGTGGGAAATAATCTTTACCTTGAAGTGTACTCTGGACCGCAAGCTCAACCTCTGGCAGTGTTTGACAGGGATGACGCATATCTCAGCATTACCCTTTGTAATACCGATGTCATTGCTGCCAGACATATAGAAGATCTGTTTCCCAAACATCTTGAGGAATTTCGTCAACTGACGTGGAAGCACTGGGCTGTAAATGACATCAAGGAGGCCTTTGTGAACATCATGCGCACCTTCTACGGGCGACTTGAAACCAACCATCTGGATGTACCCGACATGGCCAACGACCTCAACGCTCAACTGGTGCAACTTCGGAAGGTTGATCAGTTCTACTTTCTTAACAACCAAAGTCGAGAACGAAAAGAAATGATTTTGGTCAATAGCGACAACCCCGCTGAAGACCGAGTCTATGTTGATGGGAATAAATACTACATTGCTATCAATTACAGGGAGGTTAAAGTCGCCCATAAAGATCAACCTGTAACGCTTTTGCGCAACTACTTGAACTTGCGCATAGAAAAGTTTGCAACTGACGTCTTTAAGCTTGCTGAGATGGTGTCTATCCAGTGCCAAGGCATGCTTATCCACTATAACTTGGCTGTCTACATGGCAGAACGCTTGAAGCTGATTATGAACAATGAATCCCCCAACACCCCTTTCATGCTCCAACAGATGCACCCACAGGCCCCCATGCAACAACCTGCACAATTCCCGTTTCAACAATACGGCTACCCTGCCAATCCGCCGCTGTGCGAGCAGATCAAGACGGTTGAAGAAGCTCTGATGGTGTTTCCTCAGCGCCTGGCTCATACAGTCTTCAAGCCAAAGGTAGAGTGCCCTGCAACAACGGTGGTCATCCTTGAAAAGCATGAAGGTGTTATCCCAAATGGCATGTTTGCTGTGACATGCAACTACGCCAACAACCTGTCAACAGTGGTTGTGACGGTAGGTAGCAACTATGCGTTATCTAACAGGCATCCTTTGTATCTGTCACTGCTTGTTGAGCAAATGCAACACCTGTTGCATACACCCATGATGAATATGGGCTACTTGACACAATATCACCCGCTGGAGCGAGCCAATCAACTCAACCCGCTAGTTTATCAAGCTGCTAAAGCTTTGGCTACAATGCTAGACTTTTTCTACGGGCGTTCTGCTGTTGTTGCTCATCGGTATTCTCCCCTTGAATACCTCAACACCATTGACTACATGTCAAATACCAACGTCAACGCAACAATTTGGCTGACACAAAAAGAAATGGTTCCGTACATTGATCTGGTATCAATCCATCAAGGACAGTCGGATCGTATCCGTTGCAATGTCCTTATTTCTACAGCACCCGTTGCCAAAGAGGCTTACGCCCGTACTGATGATCCGTTCTTAAACTGCGTTCTTGCACAAATGCTCGCCCATGAGGTCATGGAAAATTTAGGCAAAAACGAAGAACAGGTCAAGGGTATTGCAAATCGCATTTCCAAGACCATTTCAAACCAGCTGTTCATCGCTGGTGTTCTCCAACCCCGAAAGGAAGAAACCAACATGTCTACTCAAGAACAACCCGAAACTTCCACTCAAATGAACACTGAAAATACCCCAACCAAAACCTACGAGCAGGTCATGGATTCGCCTGCACGTGTTAAGAACCAAGAGGCTGTCGATCGTGAGATTGATGATGCTCTAGGTCTTAAACTGATGCAGCTGCGCATGTCCGTTGAGACGTATGAAAAGCTGTCGAAATACGCGGGTCAAAAGGGTATTATCCCTAAGGCTGCTGTGCGTCAGATCGTAGAACAGTTCCTGAATGGAGCGCCTGAGGAAAGTGAGATCGATCAAATCCGCATGTTGTGCATTGGTGAAACGGCGCGCTACGGCCTGGAGCAATTCAAGCAGCTGGAAGACCTGCCTGTAGGTTCGCAAGCGCGTCACGACAAGGCTCTGATCATTGTGCGTGAAATCACCACGGCTCTGGGCGAAGTGGGTGAAATGGTCACCCGCTACGCCAGCTACAAGGACGTCTTGAAGAACGCTAACCTGGGCTAATGACTTCTGGGTGGGTATGATAAATACCCACCTGCCTTTCTTATTCTACCGGAGAAAATACATGGATGAGTTGAAAAAGAAACTGCTATCGCCCATGACAGAAAGTCTCAACAAAGTCTTAAACATGCTGACAGACTTATGGGGTCAGTTAGTAGGCGTGGCCAACGCATGTGCTCTTATTGATAAGCGTTTGGCTATCCTGCAAGAACAAGTCGATAGACAACAAACTCAACTAGACCAGCTTACCAACACCGTCAAGAGTTTGATGACCGCCACAAGTATTGATCCTATGCAGTTTAATAAGGCTTCTCAGTCAAGCATATTTGCTGAAGAATATACTGCTCTGCAAAAAAGCATGAGTGCCCATAATGAGCAACTCGTGCAAGCAGCAATGCAAGAAAACCTAGAACGCTTCAAAGCAGAACAACAGCGCCTCTTAGCTATGAAAGAAGAAGAGATCAAAGCGCTTAAGAAACAAGTAAATGAAACAACAAAACGACCAGCCTCACCCCTAGAAAAAATAACAGAGCCGCCAGTGCTTAATCACAAAAGCTCAAAACCTAAATGGAAAGTATTAGATATGTGGCCTAGTACCCCAAGAAAATAAAAAAGGTAATAACCAAAGGTAGCTTTTATAAAAGCTTACCTTTTTCTTTTATGCTGGCATAAAAGAAAAACAAGATTGCAGAAATACGCAATCACATATAACAACTATGAGATAAGGAATGTCTTCTTATCCAAATGTGTTACTTTAGGAGTTTGACATGACCCGCATCGTTAACCTGACCCAGCATACCGGCACCCCGACTCAAAGTGAGCAGGGTCTCATCGAGGTCTCTGCCGAAGACCGCAGCGCCCTGACGGCGCTGCTGACATTCGATTCCCCCCCGGAAGCGGGGGAGATCGACGAACGTGCAGGCGCGATCGTGCAGATCGCGCAGAAGTACGGCGCCACGCGCGCCATGATTGGAGGAGCCATGTGGCTCCAGGGCCCGCTGGAGCGGGCCCTGTTCTGTGTTCGAATCGAACCCGTCTACGGCTTTTCTCGGCGCGCAAGCGTCGAGGAGAGTCTTCCGGACGGCACCGTCCGGAAGGTGCAGGTATTCGAACACGTGGGGTGGGTCCGCCCGTATAAGGCGGACTTCGAAGTCCGCCCGGAGGCGCCGGCTCCGGCGGTGGAAGGTTGGGTGGTGGTTTGCCTCCCAACCAAACCCTGGGGGGGGCC